ATCAATGAAGTGTTTCGGGGAAAGATAGACACATTGTGGAATGATCGAGGGGGAGATTTGCACGTACAACGACTCCTCAGTCAGGTCCCCACTTACTTGGAACACAATCCGATTTTCAATTACCGATGTGACTCTTTATATTCCCATCAAAAGGATATTTTTCGTATATTTAAAGAAAAAGAAAGTCAACCGAAGTTGGTGTTTTATTGTGCCCCCACGTCGTCGGGGAAGACCTTGTCGCCTCTTGCGCTGACCCAGGATTACAAGGTGCTGTTTGTGTGTGCGTCCAAGCACATTGGACTGAGTCTGGCCAAAAGTGCGTTTCACTTACAGAAGAAATTGGGGTTTGCGTTTGGATGTCGTGATGTGGATCAAATTCGCTTGAATTACAATGCGGTCAATTCTTATATCAAGAAAGGGTGGCGGGAGGTGCCGGACCACAGCGATGGCAAGAAAGTGGAACTGATGATTTGCGACATGTTATCCTTTGAAAACGCCATGAGGTACATGAAAGCCTTTCACCCGCTAGAGAAGATCCTCTTGTTTTGGGATGAACCGACCATTGGACTGGACGTGGAATCGCATCCCTTGCATGACCAAATCAAGAAAAACTGGGCACTGAATCAGATACCAAACGTGGTCTTTTCGTGTGCGACGTTACCGAAACAAGACAAAATACAAGGCATTGTGACCTCTTTTGAAACGAAGTTCCCTGGATCCTATTTTGAATACATTGAGACCCATGATCAAGTGACGAATCTTATGATTTATGATGAGTTTGGCAATGTCTTGATGCCCCATATGTACTTTGAAGATCACGGAGAGATGTGTGCGTTTTTAGAGTACCAAGACAAAAAGTATTACAAGTTTTATAATGCGGGAGAATGTGCCACGTTTTTGATGTATTATGACAAGAAGATTGATCCCCTGTTTCTAGGCACTCATTTCCCTTCTATAGAACAGTATACCATAGAACACATCAAAGACAAATACGTCTATTGTTTGAAACAGATTTCGTCGGAGTTGTGGTGCGACTTTAGGAAAGGCTACTTGGAAACCCATCCCTTGAAAACAACGCCCCATGATATGATTGGGACGAACTTGACTACAAACCAAGCCCGTGGTTTGACCAATGGACCCACGTTGTACATTAGCGATCAAACGGAAAACATTTGCAAGTTTCTCCTTCATATTGCGAAAATGGATCCTCATATTGTGGAGAAGATTCAAGAAAAGATAGACTATAATGCCAAGATATCGGAACAATTGATGCGCAAGAGGAAGGATTATGAAGACAAAATAGAAAAGTTCAAAGACAATGAAAAGGTCATGGAAAACATGCGATTTCCTCCGGACATTATGGATCTTCATCGGGATATAGAAGGATTGCAACACAAGTTACAGGATCTGAGGATTGATAATGTGTATAAACCAAACACTCGGGATCATTTTAAGAAGTGGACTCGTGGCGATGAAGGTGCGGAATACGATGAAAGCGACGTGTTTACATCACATATAGGGGACACCGAAGTGAAAGATGTGATGCAACTGTATACGGTCCATGCGCTCTATAAAATTCTGTTGCTCATGGGGATTGGTGTTTTTTCAAATGAACTCATTCAAATGGATAAAGTAGACAAAGAAGACAAAAGAGACAACGAAAACAAGAAAGCCCATGATATCAAAGAAGAGAACAATCAATATGTGGAAATCATGAAACAACTGGCCGAACAAAAGGCCTTGTACCTCATCATTGCCAATAGTGATTACATCTATGGCACAAATTACCAGTTTAGCCATTGTTATCTGGGCAAGGACATGCAGAACTTGAGTCAAGAAAAGATTATCCAGTGTATTGGACGCATTGGGAGACAAGACAAGAATAAGCATTTTAGTTTCCGGTTTCGATCCAAAGAACACATGAAGATGTTATATGAGATCCCGGAGCATAGTATAGAAGCGACAAATATGAATGGTTTGTTTTCATGAGAATTAAATATAAAAAAAACAATGTATTTATCCTATAATGAAAATAGGATTACTCATCCCTTCCACTTCCAATGGTAGAAATGAATGGAAGACCTATAAAGATACTTATTTGTACAATAGCACATTGAAAACCTTTCTGCTCACCTATGACAAAGAACATGAATATATTTTTTATATTGGAGTGGACAGAAACGACCGTATATATGATGATGAAACAAATAAATCGGCCTTTTTGAGATTCGCAAGTATTATGAAAAATATTTCAATACAGTTTGTTTACATGGATAATGTTGCAAAAGGGCATTTAACAGTCATGTGGAATATGCTATTTAAAAGAGCCTATGATGAAGACTGTGAGTATTTCTTTCAATGCGGAGATGATATTGAATTCAATACCAAGGGATGGGTCAATGATTGTATTCGTGTTTTGAAAGACCACAATGATATTGGATTAACCGGTCCAATCAACAACAATGCACGTATCTTGACACAGAGCTTTGTATCACGAAAGCACATGGACCTATTTGGGTATTACTTCCCAGAGGACATTATCAATTGGTTTTGTGACGATTGGTATAATGATATTTACCGAAAACTAGGACATTTCTATCCATTGCGCAATCATTATTGCGCAAACATTGGGGGAAATCCTCGTTACAACGTGAATAATGAGATCATTACTTCACAAGAACACTTGCAAAGAAAACACGCACAATTGCGCAAAGAATGTGATAAGATTGTGGAGCGTGATTATCAAATGGTTAAAGGTAAATTATGAGATTGTATAACAATAAAGGATAAAAGACCTATTTAGTATAATATATTTGTATGTTCGCCACTATAAGGTGGAAACAAATTTTCATTATAAATGAATAATTTCACATTATTTTGTTGTATAGCATTCAAATGAAAATATCTATGCTCACAATCATATATATGAGGTCTGATCTTATACTGAATATCATATTTATTATTCATATTCTGATTGGAATCTTGATTCACAAGTGATAAATCTATCAAGCTTCTATAATAACAACCTTTAAATTTTTTGGTTCTATAGATACCAAACCCCCCAAACGCCGATTGACATCCAATGAATTTTTCATTTGTTTTACATTTTTTTTGGAATTCTTGATTCATGATGTTTATCAACTTTTTTGGGTTATTTGAATGCCAACAAGAATATTGAAAATGATCAAAGTTCAAAGCCCAAAAGTCATAGTAATTTTCATTATTAAAAAACAATCCATCCCATTCATTGTTATTTTTAAGCGGTTCTTTCAATACATCGATATTGATTGGTTTAGAAGAAACATCATCCATATCAATCATAATAAAAAAATCAAAATCACTGTATTCATCATGAATTTTTTTTATAATCTTATTTCTCGCTCGTTCTATATTAACTGTTCTTATTTGTGTTATTGGCTCTTTATTGATGATGATATCGATATCAAACTTTTTTTTGAGATGGATAAGTTTTTTTAATGTGAAATCATGTGATATATCAAAACTCATTATAATTTTTGTTTTGTGAAAAATGTTTTGTATTTTTTGAATATTGTGAAATACTTGATCTAAATAATTTTCACAATTTTTGACACATCCACAAATGACACACGATTGCATAATAAATAAATACTTTTTGTATTTAAGTCACTTATAATGTCATTCAAATTGACAATTTTGGCGTATTAACTTTATCCAATACCCCAAGGTCAATTTTTCCATTTTGAATTGATTGTCATTGAATTTCTTTTTAAAATCTTGTAGTGTTGTTGTTAATAATTTTAAATCTATTTCATGCCATTGTTTGACAATCAGTACAGGTAAATCTCTATATAAATCGTCTATTTGTGATGTTTTAACAATTGGGATACAGCCTAAACAAAGTGCCTCCCAATTTCTATGACAGTCTAAACCACCCCCATGTGGGCAAATCACAAAAGTAAAATCTTTCTGTTTATTCCATGTTACAATGCGTTGAACTTTTTTTTCTTCATAATATATCAAATCCTTTTTTATTTCATTAAAAGCATCTTTCCTGTCGTATCCGAGTTTAGTATTCATTGAAAAATGAAAATTCGCATAGCACTTGAGTTTTCTATCCCAAAACGGAAGCGATTTCTTTTTTATCAAACTCAATATTTGTTCTTGATCTTTGCAACTACTTATTGGTCCCCATAATGGTCGTTGTGTTAATGTGTGGTAATCTAAACCGATAGGTATTTTTATTATTTTTGGGTGGTGATTGATGATCATATTTTGAGAGAACCAGCGTTTCAGACGGTTGTCGTCAAGAAATGTGTTCAAAATAGAGGGTTTTAAAATTTCATCAGGAATGGTTTCATCGCAATCCCCAGATACTAACACAAAAGGGAAATTAATTGATGGCAATATGGTCATTATAAAATGGGGTATGGCACTACCACAAACATAAATAGAACAACAAGATTTATTTTTTATTTCTGAGATAGGGGGATAGTTATGAAAATATCTGATGCTTGAAATTGGTGTGAGGGAATAGTAATCACATGATTTAAGAATCCCTCTACTTGAAACATATATGTTTTCGTTTTCATGCATATATCCTAAAATAAAATTAAAATTTTAATAACTAATTTCATCAAATCATTTGGAGTCGCAAAATAATATAAACACACGCATGTAGTAAATAAAAGAAGAAATGAGTTTATTGCCATTTAATCAAAAACAAAAACTAGATTCGTTCATTGAATTTCAAAATCACGTGTTGCAATGTCAAATTAGCAATACTAAATTTTTCATAGGCAGATTGTCTGGAAACGAGAGCTCTTTAGTTGGAAAAATATTATCAGGTCAAAATATATCGGAATATTTACTAAAGAATATGTTGTTTGTTGCTGGTATCAAATTTAAAGATAAGAATGATATTAAAAAATATGTTATCATGTATAATAATTCAGTCAAGGAATCTACATTACTAGCAGTTTGGGATGGGGAAATGTATAGACAAGCCGAATCATATTATAGTTTTATCAATAAACTTTATCCGAATATTAAACAAATTTGTGCTCATTCATTAGAACCTTATTACTTCATGAATGATAACGATTATAAATATGACAAAATGTTCAAATCAAAAAAAATTTTGATTATCAGCTCGCACAAAGCAACTATCGAAAAACAAATAAAACATGTCAATAGTATTTTCGACAAGAAATTATTTGACGAATCAACTGAATTAAAAGTTTATAAACCTGCACAACAAAATGCCGGCAACAGCGACGATAAATCGTGGTGTTTTCATTATGATCAAATGAAAACAGAACTGAAAACAATTAAAGAAAATGAATTTAATTTTGATGTTGCTTTTGTGAGTGCTGGGGGTTTCGGTATGATCCTTTGCGAATATATTTACAGCGAACTGAATAGCAGTGTTATATATATTGGTGGAGCACTACAATTACTGTTTGGTATAAATGGTGGTAGGTGGGCTAACAATGGGTTTATAAAAAAATCACAAAATGAATATTGGACAAATGTTTTAGAAGAAGATAAGCCAAAAAGCCCTTCTTTATGCGAAAATAGCTCATATTGGTAATGGTATTTTAAACTTCTAATATACGTAAGTTATCTGCAAAACAGCATTGTAAATTTAGTTGCTGAATCCGGTAAATATTCTTTGCGTTGTGGTTAATATACAACGCAAAATCACATTCTGCTGATTTTGTATAAGAATAATCAAAGCGTTTCAAATGGCTTGCTTTAACCGCAAATAATCCTAACACACAGTCATCTTTAAGGGGGTGATATTGGAGGGTACATACATTAAAAAATTTAACAAATGCATCATGTGTGTGGCAATGGGTTTTAACGGTTTGTATAAACTTCAAATTTAATGGTTTATATCGCCCAGTTAATTTTATAACTGTGTCTTCGTCTTGTATGTTGTAATGATTGATTGTCTGCTTGATGTCTAAAAGTTCGTTTCCCCCTTTGTGTGCAAAATTCAGGGTGTTGTTGTTTGTGTACAAAATATCGCAATGAAATTGTGATAAATATGTGTCTCGGTTCCCGTTATTTTCAACAATTATGGGGTGTATTTCTGGTTCATTTTTTACAAGATCCAACACCGTGGCTATGCAATTGATATATCTATCTTTGCGCACATTGTCGTTAATAACACCAAACCTATTGTTAATGCTTGTGGTGATAATCAAATAGATCATCGTTTTTAATTGATTCTAATATTTAAGGTTTAAGTTTATTTTGCGATGAAGTATCAAGGATATGTTCAACAAAACAAGTCATATTATTTCTTAAAATGATATAATATAAATAAATGGATATTTATAATAAAATGTTAACAAAACAAATAAACTTATCACAAAACATATATATCATTAATCAAGGATACACGAGTTCAACTTTTGTTTCACCCCATTTGTTTATCAAATATATAATTAGATGCCAAGATCGCGATGTTTATGAAAGGGAAAAATACATTGCATCAAAATTAAAAAACTTTGATTGGTTCCCAAAACTCCTCCATTATGATGATATCAATCAATTTTTTATTTTTAGTTATGCTGGTGTCCCTGTGACGCCTAGAAACAAACCAGACGACTTGGAACAACAATTTGAAAATATTCTTAAGGATATGAGGGGTGTCAACGTTCAACATAACGATATCAAAATTGGTGAACTGTTGGTTGATGAAAATCAAAAAGTTTATTTATGTGATTTTGGCTGGGGATCAGTCAATAACGAACTTGGCTGTGGTATCGGTTTATGGAATTGTAATAATAAACAAAAACCAGGGGGATACAATGATGACGCAACAACTTTGAAAAGATTGAATCTGATATAAAGAAAAGATAGATGTATTATTATAACATGAATTCTGTTTCGGAACTTCATTTATTAATTGATTGGACGTGTCATTTTCATTCATTACAGAACGAAATAACATATCCCCTCCAACTTGTTGTTAAACTTAAAATGAAAAAGTTGGAGGATAAGGATAAATCGAAAATTATTTCAAAATTTTATAACACCCCAGTCAATGATTTTCGTGGGAACACTGATTTTAATATTTATATCATCAAAGATACTGACCCCATTTATGGCTATAGAAATACATCAAAAGGTAGACGGAAAGTAAATGTCCATTTGTTTGATTTGAAAAAATCACTGCGTGTCATCACCGGGGGATGCAAAATACATGCGACTGACAATATTCAAGAAACAAAAGACAATTTGAAGACACTCGGTCTTTATGATAATTATTATAGATCTAAACAATTTGATTCATTGTTAGATGTTTTTCGCGAATTGAATAAATATCCACAATTGAAATGGATTGTCATGCGAAATTTTGAACAAATGCCTGATAATATCACGATTGATGAACATTTAGACATTGATTTATTGGTAAATGATTATTATTTGGTGAAAAGTATTCTAGATGGTGACTCCGCAACAAATAATAGATATGAAGACGGAAAAAACAGAATATTAAATTATGTAACTATAAATAATAAAAATGTATTGTTTGATTTTAGATCAACCGGTGATGGTTATTATGATAGAAAAATACAACAAGATATGTTGATGAAAAGAATAGAACATCCAAACGGCTTTTATATACCAAACAAAGAAATGCATCTTTACAGTTTAATTTATCATGCTATCATACATAAATCCAACATATCGCCGACATATTTGAAAGTGTTTAGACAATATGGTTTAAATGACTATGATATAAATAAAAAAAATTTAAAGGTCAAATTGGATACATGGTTACAAAACAATGGTTATTCTTATTGCAAACCAGAGCCATCTGTTGGTTATTTTATATAAATTGTTTGTAGATATGATTTCATTGTTTTAATTTATCCTGAAAAATGAAAATAACAAACACATTGATACATATATTTATTAAACCTACAACAGAACAACCAGAACAATATATACTTACTACAAGAACCTTTTTTTGCACCCTTGAAACTTTAAAACGGTACAAAATATGGTTTTTTAATGAAAAATATTTGAATTATTATCTAATATATATAAAATGACTAAAACTATAATTTATTCCTGTGTATTTTTTAATGAAAAATATATACATTTAATAGATCTTTTGCTAAAAAGTTATAAACTTTTTGGTAACTCTCCAGATGATGATGATTATTTAATAATATGTAATTCTAATTTTCAGAAAAAAATCCAAGCAATATTTGATAATTTGAATATAAGTGGGAAAATATGGTGTATAGACCTAAAAACTAAATTTGATGCTGCATATTCAAGGCTTAAAATATTTGATTATCCCGATATTAATTTATACAATAAAATATTATATTTAGATTGTGATATTCTAGTAACTAATTCAATAAATAAAATATTAGATTTCCAATTAGAAAATAAATTATATGCTTTAAAAGAACGCTGTCATAGGAATTACCATTGTAAACTATTTACTCATGAAGAATACGAATTGTTAGATAAAAATTCTACCTTTTCTTCTGGTATATTACTATTCAATAATCATAAAGTAATAAAAGATTTGTTTTCACAAATATTGTTACATATTCATAATCATATTACTAGTATGTTACCTATACCCGATTGTTTAGATCAACCATTTATTGTTTATCACGCAGTTAAAAATAATTTATATGATAACCAAAAATTTCGGTTATTCAAAATAGTTATTAACAATCCAAAGAATTTCAATAACGAAACTATTAGTCATTTCCCAGGAGGTCCAGGTAATTATGAAAGTAAAATTGTAAAAATGAACAACTTTATGAATAATGTGATGTTTAAATTAAATAAAATACAAATATGTAGAATAAATCAATTATTAAACAAAAAATATATATGGGAAAATTCCACTATTGAATTTTTAGAAAATGGTAAAATGAATGCATTTGGACCTGGAAAATATCAATTTATTGATCAATATTTAGTAAAATGTGATTTTGATGGTAGGGAACATCTATTGAAATTTAATGATGATTATTCACGATTTATTTCTATTAGGAAAGATGATTTTGAAGTAGTAGTTGGAAATCATTTATAATTTATAATTTTTCTTTTTTCTTACAATTAAAAATATTACATACATAATCCATACTTACATCATTATCTAAATAATAATTAACAGCACTAATTTTATAATCTTCGCTTTTATGTTTAGACATTATTATATAGTATTAAATTATATATTTTGTCCCATTTTAAAGTTTCAAGTGTGTAAAACCAATATTTTACTTACTATAATTACTCCACAGTCACCACCTTCGCCAAATTCTTCGGTTTATCCGGATCAATCTTTTTCCGGAGCGCCAAGTGATAGCATAAATGTTGAAGCGTCAACATGACCAAGATTTCTGCACACACCTTGTTTTTGGGAATGAGGATAACATCACATTGCGGTGATTCATGATTCACTTTTGTCAACACATCAACCTCTGTCGTGAGGATAAATAGATAGGCATTTCGGCTACTTAGTTCGTGATAGGCATTCATCATTTTGTCCATGTTTTCGTGATTGATGAGAAGGATGATGGGGAAATACTCATGTACCATTGCAAGCGGTCCGTGCTTCAGTGCCGCCGCTGATAAGCCTTCCCCATGGATGTAGCAAATTTCCTTAAGTTTCAGGGCGCATTCTTTGGCGACACATTCCATGGTTCCTTTGCCCAATATAAAAATGTGTTCAAATACCAATTTGTCTATGTTTCGTTGCTCAAAGATAATACTGATTTCATGATTTACTTTCTTTACTTGATATATCATTTGTTTGATTTGATGCGTTTCATCACGCAGTACATTGGACATTTTGAGTAGCTCAAATCCTGTTATCAATCCTGTTGATCTTTCTTTATTATTGATCTTCTCTTGATACAACCACAAGGAAAACAGTTTCAATAGAAGAACACTACTGTTGAAGGATTTTGTGGATGCTACGGCAACTTCTTTCCCCACATTCATATAGATACCACAATCTACTTCTTTTGCAATGGCGGAATCGATCACGTTGATGATACCCATCGTATAATGAGAAGCTTGAATGTGGTCCAAATGTTTCATCAAATCCATCGTCTCTCCTGATTGAGAAATAAAGACAAAGAGACAAACTCCATTGGGGATATCCTTGAGTTCAAAATCGCCTCCGTCAAAACAAAACACATTCAAATCCCGTAATTCTTCCCTGGTGCGTATGTAATGATACCCGATACATCCTGCGTAATAACTAGACCCACACCCCATGAAAATAATATTCTGAATTTTTGGAATATTCTTTTTAAGATCATATAGCCCACCGAGACAAACCTGGCCATCCAATATACGGGCGCCTTGATTCAAGGACATCCACAAGGTTTTGTCTTGTTCCATGATCTCTTTTTGTGTGTAATGTGTGTAGTTTCCCAATTGTTGGGTTAAATAGTGTAATTGAAAATCCGGATTGATGGATTTCATGTTGCGTGATGTGTCGTTGTCTTCATTAGACTCAAATACCATTCCTTCTTTGCGAGACAAAATCACCAATTCATTGTTGTTCAGTTCATAATATTGATCACTATGATGTTGAAATCCACTTAACTCACTGGTTGCCATGAGTTCATGCTCCGTTTCGCTAATGAGCAATGGACTACCGCGTTTTGTCACATAGGCTATATCTGGATATTCAGCACATAGAATGACGAGACCAAACGTACCTTCTAATTGCGTAATGGTATGAGAAATTGCATCTTGAACGGTTGTTTTTGTCTCATAAAGATGAATGTATTCTAATAAATTGACAATGACTTCGCTGTCTGTTTCACTATAAAAAGTATATCCTTTTTCCATCAAAAATGCCTTGAGTTCCTTGAAATTTTCAATGATTCCATTATGAACCAAGAAAAAGAGAGCACCATTGGATACATGTGGGTGCGCATTGGTTTCATTGACCTTTCCATGGGTTGCCCAACGGCTGTGCCCCATGCATATATGGGAACTCCATGATTCTGTTTCTTTTTGAAATACTTTGTAGGTGTCTTCGCCCGAGGTTGGATGAATGGCCTTCTTGTGTCTTTGAAACATCTTGTTCTCGGTGTGATAATAGGCAATACCAAACGAGTCATAACCACGGTTTTGTAATTCATATAAAGAGGTGAGCACGTGCGAGATTGCGTTTTGTGTGTCTTCTTTAGATAAATAGAGGGTGATTCCACACATTAGTTATAGTGGACAGATGTATTTAAATTAGATGATCTTTAGATTTATTTTTGATGTTATTGTGTGATGCTACTACAATGTCCTCTTTATCAATAACTTCAAATCCATTGTGGAGTTCTTCTTCTTTTTGCTTTCGCTTTTCTTCCTTCATCTTGGCCTCCTTTTTCTGGTGATAATCAATCAATGTATCATTCATAGCAATGCGATAGTTGATATATTCTGGGGTACTCATATGAATACATTCAATATATTATAAAGCCTATTATTTCGCAAATTGGTCCATTTGATGGAAGTTCATGTAATGGAATATTTTGTCTTCTTTGTCTCTAATAGGCTTCATTTTTTCTTGATACACTTCGGGGGTTGGAATGCGTCCTTCAATGGCAGAAATGGCCGACAATTCCGCCGAAGCCAAGTAAACATTCGCCCCCTTGCCCAGTCGGTTCGGGAAATTGCGGGTGGACGTAGAGAGCACCGTCGCATTGTCTTCCACGCGAGCTTGGTTACCCATACACAGGGAACATCCTGGCATTTCCGTGCGAACGCCGACCTTCTCATAAATGTCGTAAAATCCTTCTTCTTTCAAAATACGTTCATCCATTTGCGTGGGTGGTGCCAACCATAATTTTGTCTTCAATGTGTCTTCTTTGTACTCCTGTAACAACTCCCCCGTTGCGCGGAAATGACCGATGTTGGTCATACAACTTCCAATAAACACCTCGTCAATGGATTCTCCCGCAACTTCCGACAACAAAACCGCATCATCGGGGTCATTTGGGGCACACAAAATGGGTTCTTTTATTTCATTCAAGTCTATATCAATGATTTCTTTGTAACTGGCTCCTTCATCGGCTTTCATCAGCGTAGGTGCTTCTAACCACTTTTTCATTTCATCAATGCGACGTCGTATGGTTCGTTGATCTTGGTATCCTTCCCGAATCATCCATTCTAATAACGCAATATTGGACTCTAAATACTCTATCACCGGTTCCTTGTTGAGTTGGATCGTACATCCCGCCGCCGACCGTTCCGCTGTGGCATCCGATAACTCAAAGGCTTGTTCACACGTCAAGTCTGGCAATCCCTCTATTTCTAGAATATTGCCACTGAAAATGTTCTTCTTGTTTTTCTTCTCAATGGTGAGTAATCCTTTTTGTTTAGCCACATAAGGTATGGCATGTACGAGGTCACGTAATGTGATTCCGGGTTGCATGGTTCCATGAAATCGCACCAACACCGATTCGGGCATATCTAAAGGCATGGTTCCTGTGGCGGCGGCAAAGGCTACCAATCCCGAGCCCGCAGGAAAAGACATGCCAATGGGGAAACGGGTATGAGAATCCCCTCCCGTACCAATGGTGTCAGGTAACAACATGCGATTCAACCAACTATGAATGATTCCGTCCCCCGGTTTCAAGGAAATTCCTCCGCGATTATGCATAAAGGTCGGCAAGGTTTTATGGGTAACGATATCCACGGGTTTAGGATACGCCGCGGTGTGACAAAACGATTGCATGACCAAATCGGCACTGAATCCCAAGCAAGCCAAGTCCTTCAATTCATCGCGAGTCATGGGGCCAGTGGTGTCTTGTGATCCCACACTGGTGACGAGCGGTTCGCAGTAAGATCCGGGCAATATGCCGGGTAAGTTGCACGCTTTTCCAACCATTTTTTGAGCCAACGTATATTTTTGATGGGGAGCAGGTTCTTGTGTTGGATTCGATATAAAGAGAGATGTGGTGTTTGTGTCATCCAGTGCTTGTTGGGCCTTGGTCGTGAGCGACTTGCCAATGATCAACTGAATTCGCCCCCCTGCTTTGACGCTATCCAATATAGTGTCTTGTTTCAATGACCATTCACACAGGGTTTCTCCTGTTTCGTGGTCCTTGGTCACTCCTTGATATGGATAGATGTCAATCACTTGACCGGTTTCTAATGATTGCACATCCATTTCAATAGGAAAAGCCCCACTGTCTTCCATGGTATTGAAAAAGATGGGGGCAATTTTAGAGCCAAAACAATATCCACCACTCCGCTTGTTGGGCACATGGGGAATGTCATTGCCAAAGTGCCATAAAATACTATTTGTCGCACTTTTACGACTAGACCCCGTCCCCACCACGTCACCCACATACGCAATAGGATGTCCTTTTTGAACCAATGTATCAATCAAATGCATCGGACCAACCTCATATTCTTTGTCGGGAACGATTCCAGGACGAGGCGTCTTCAACATGCTTTGTGCATGCAACGGAATATCTGGACGACTCCATGCGTCTTGTGCTGGAGACAAATCATCGGTATTTGTCTCACCTGGTACCTTAAAGACAGTGAGTGTTATTTTGTTTTTCACATCAGGTCTCTTTTGAAACCATTCTCCTTGAGACCAAGAATAAAGGAGTTTCTCCGCATAGGGATTGCCTTGTTTGTATTTGTCTTTGATTTCATGAAACGCATCAAAGATCAAGAGGGTGTCTTTCAACTGTAAATAAGCATCGTATTGAAAAATGGGATCATCTAAGAGTTGAGTTAAAATACTTACGTTATACCCGCCTTGCATGGTTCCCAGCATACGCACCGCTTGCGTTGGTAGTAAAAGATCACAAGGAAAGTCGTTTTGAATCACACGATGTAAAAAATGAGCCTTGTGTTGACTGGTTTCGTCTACACCTGGTATGATGCGTTCACTCAAATGATGATGTAGGAACGCATGATCCTTTGTATCATATTCATTTCTTTCTAAAATAGAACAAATGTCCTGGACTTGGGGTAGTTCTAAGGGAAGAGGAGGAACACCCAACAGGGCGCGGTCTTGCGTATGTTGTTGAATAAAGCGACGAAACGAACGCAATGACGTCATTTTATTCTAATAATACGCACTTTTTTTTAAATCTATTTTACACGCGCTTTTGCATATAATCGTAAATCAAAAAAGTGGATACCAGCAAAAGAATGTCATAGATCACGGAATAGTAGCCGGCCTTGTGAAACCAGCGAGAGAAAAAGGAAGAAGTCATGGGCTTTGATTGGTAATAGAGACAAAATCCGCCCGTCAAGACAAATGTCGTCAACGCAAGCATGCCTATTTTTGCTAGTTGAGTGGTGACACGAAGTTGGTGGATGACAAACATACCGATTTGAAAGTAAATGAAGACAAGGAGGAAATCTATTGGCACGCTGGTGGAAAAGTGTTTCAAATAATATTCATCAATCAATGCGGATTGACCTGTGATCAAATGCGGTAGTTTTAAAAGATAAGTAACGATGAAAAGCGTGGTGCTAAACGCAAGAACAAAAGACAAAAAGGAAGACAAGTAACTCATGATTCTTTGTAAAAGGGGGAGATAAAAAATTGAATTTCTTTCGGTTGTCCATTCATTTTATCAAGAATATACAGAAGGATCATGCGTTTCTTTGTCACCATCGTTCTCTTTCACCACATTTTCTGTGTAGACTATTGTCATGCCCTGAACTCACCTCATTACACCCGCCAGTTGGCGCGCGAAAACTATAAATTGGTGCCTTATTTTGCCCAGAGCTATGTACGAAAGAATCAGTTACGTAAAAATGAAAAAGAAGAACTCATTCAAGAAGGGTACTGTGGTTTCATGAAAGCCTGTTCCAAATACAACGCGTCTCTTGGATTTAAACTATCCACCTATAGTGGATGGTGGGTACGGAAGTACATGGATGATTACATTAAAACGCTATATAAAAGAAAGGAAATGATATCCTATGATGAACAATTGTATCAGTTTATTGCTTCCGAAGAAGAATTTAAATCGGTATTAGAGGGTTATAGCCTGCATGACTGGGAGAAGAATTTACTTTATCAAAAGTATCGGTATGGAAAAACGTTTCAACAAATCGCAAAAGAGCGCGGCACATCGCGGGACACGTTGCGTGATGTTTATCGCCGAATTTACACAAAGATAAAACACCAATATAATAATGAAATGAGCATGATCAGTAAACCCGCTTTGCGAGAGGAATAGGTTCTATTTCTTCTTGATCTAAAGTACTTTGTATGACACTTCGTGTTTTCATCTCCACATCATTTGGTGTTAAATATCCTAAACTATGTACTAGCCAATTTTCATCATCTCGTTCCGGGTAATCTTCGTGCGAATGAGCTCCCCGACTTTCTTTCCGATAATTCGCACTATACATCGTGACCATTGCGTTGTCCAATAGATTTTTTAGTTCTAATAACGCCACATATTCGGTGTTAAACAAGCGGGATTTGTCTTTCACATATACTTGATCAAATTGGTTGTACAGGGAGGTCAGTTCTTGCACGCCTGTTTGCAATCGTTCGTCGTTCCGGAAAACTCCCGCGTTGTTTTGCATGATTTTCTGCATAGCAAGGCGCATTTCGCCAACCCCAATGGATCCTTCTTTTTCTAAAAAGCTTTCATAGGTCTCAATGTCTTCGTGTAGGCTGTCTTTATCATAGTCTTCAATATGTTCATCTTTTTCATGATGGGTCGTGATCGATTCCGCACAAGCCCTTCCAAACACCACAATGTCTAACAAAGAATTTGCTCCAAGCCGATTTGCTCCATGAACAGAACTACATGCGGCTTCTCCGGCAGCCCAAAGGCCGTGGACGATCTCATTTTCATTCTCTGGTGTTGGAGCCAATACTTGACCTTTCCAATTTGTGGGAATACCGCCCATGTTATAGTGCACCGTAGGAATGACAGGGACGGGTTCTTGAGTAACGTCCACATTCGCAAATATCTTGGCGGTTTCCGATATACCGGGCAACCGTTCTTGTAAAAGATCATCAGGTAAGTGACAAAGAGACAACAAAATATGATCCTTGTCTTCCCCAGCCCCGCGCCCTTCTAAGATTTCCTTTGTCATGGAGCGAGACACCACATCACGACTGGCGAGGTCTTTGGCGCTCGGGGCATAGCGTTCCATGAATCGCTCCCCTTCTCCGTTTAAGAGAAACCCCCCTTCACCGCGACACCCTTCGGTGAGCAATACGCCGGCACCATAGACGCCCGTGGGGTGAAACTGCACAAACTCCGCATCTTGTAGTGGTATGTTTTTACGAAGACACATTGCATTTCCATCTCCCGTACATGTATGCGCACTGGTGGCCGAGAAATAGCACCGCCCATATCCACCGGTGGCAATGATCGTATTTTTCGCATGAATCAAATGATAGGATCCGTCTTCCATGTTATAGACTAAAGATCCCACACAAGTATTGTTTTCTTTATTCATCAACAATTCAAGGGCAAAATGTTCAATGAAGAAGTTCGCCTTGTAATTGAGTGATTTACCATAAAGGGTGTGCAACAAGGCGTGTCCCGTGCGATCGGCCGCGCACGCAGTGCGATACGCCTGTCCGCCCTTTCCATAATCTAAACTTTGTCCCCCAAAAGCCCGCTGATAAATTTTTCCTTCCTTGGTCCGCGAAAAGGGCAATCCAAATTGTTCTAATTCTAACACCACGTTTGGTGCCTCTTTGCACATGTAATGAATGGCGTCTTGGTCGCCCAACCAATCGCTTCCTTTCACGGTGTCGTAAAAATGCCATTTCCAATCATCACGTGTTATGTTTCCCAAAGACGCATTGATTCCCCCTTGTGCAGCCACTGTATGTGAGCGAGTAGGAAACAATTTGGACACACACGCCACATTGAATCCCTTTTCGGCTAAACCCATGGTGGCTCGTAGTCCGGCTCCACCTGCGCCAATTACCAAGGCATCAAAAGTATGTTCAGTCACATTTTGTAATACGCGTTTCATGTTATTGTGAATAATACTATATGAAGAAATTCATTTATATATTTTTACGAGTTTGATTCTTTATTGCTCTCAAAAAGCCATTGCATGGCTCCGGTGGTCACTATACTTGAACCAATTAAAACATAGGAACTCTTGGTGGCTTTTGCGTTGGTAAGAAGATGTGGGTATGCGTCCCATAGAAAGTGGCGAATACCACCAAACGTGTGATACACTATGGGAAAGGTAAGTAGTCCATGTAGCCCTTGTTTTGTTTTAGGTGACAACGATTGATACAAGGGATGAATGTCGTCATAGATATAGGGCACCGCACTTCCAGCCAGAAACATTCCACTCAAGGCCAGACCCGTGATGCGATTCAAAATAGACGTGGTTGCGGTGATGGGAAACTTGTAAATTTGCACGTGTGGAGACAAAGTAGAACGCGTCATATATACATAGTTAGCAATTAACATTTAAATAGTAAATCAAAAGAATAACTATATTATTTCCTTATTATCATGACATTTTTGAAACCCGATAGCAGTAAAACTTATTTGAAGTATTACCATAAATCATCTAAACTGTTGATTCCTCTTGTGATTTCATCAGGATTATGTCATTACAAGGATTTCACAGTGGCACCCATCATGGATTCCATTTGCGCTTTCAACATGGGATTTCATTCTTATGTGTCGGTAAGTTGCGTGATTCATGATTACATTAAACCAACCTTTTGGAACCAAGGTGCGCGAATCATGAACGCAAAAGTCCATGCTTTGGCTTTGGGTGGATATATTTATGCAGCAAATCTATATAAAAAATATGATTGACTATAGTATAGGATGCAAAGTGCCATACGCGTATATAGAAGCAATAAAATGCGGACAAAAATGGAGACGTTTCAAATAGACAATACCAAATGCGGACCCATGGTATTGGATGCGTTGTTTTACATCAAAGATCATTTGGATGGGACCTTGGGGTTTCGGCGCTCATGCCGTGAAGGTATTTGCGGTTCATGCGCCATGAACATTGACGGGAAAAACACGCTGGCTTGTTTGACACCTTTGAAAGAAAAGATGGTCATTTACCCGTTGCCTCATATGCCCATCATCAAAGACTTGATTCCAAACATGACGAACTTTTACAAGCAATATGAGTCCATCAAACCGTGGTTACATAACAAAAAGGAGACATTGGAAGTAGAAAACATTCAAAGCATAGAAGACCGCAAGAAACTGGACGGCATGTATGAATGCATCTTGTGTGCATGTTGTAGCACGTCTTGTCCGAGTTATTGGTGGAATTCGGATCAATATTTGGGGCCAGCAGTCCTCATGCAAGCTTTCCGGTGGATAGAAGATTCACGGGACGAGAATACGAGTGAGCGACTAGACTTTGTGAATGACGCGATGAAATTATATCGGTGCAAAACCATCATGAACTGCACAAACACGTGTCCCAAAGGACTCAATCCCGCTCAGGCGATTGGAAAACTCAAACAACGGGTGGAGATGCTTCACCAATCATAGATCCACACTTGATATGTGATGAGGGGTCATGAGACCAATGAGCGATCGCTTCAGTGTTCATTGTTAGCACGGGGGGCGAAGTCAATTCAACTTCGTGAAGATGTGTTATTTATTTATATTTTCACCTGAGTGTTATGATTTTCTTAAACAATATAGGTGTTTTTATTGTTTTGTTATGGTGATGATATATTTATAAAAAATAACCGACAGATGGTTCTGGTTTACAATAAGAATACCCATTTTTCTGAAACCATGTGTCCAATTTGTCTTTCAAATCATTTTTATTCATTTCAAACTCATTTAAACCATATTGTTTGAACACTTTCAAATATGTCGGCGATATCATTGGTTTATGTATGATGGCATGATAAATTAAACTATATAGATGCATTTCTTTGTTTGGTATATAAAAGCCGTTCGGATGTTCTATCCTTTTATCTAACATATCTTGTTGAAGTTTTTTGTCAAAATAATTATCACCTAAATACCTGATATCAATCGGAATTGATTTTGATCCAACATTGATATAATTGCGAACAGATGAACCACCGTCAGAAACTCTATTCCTTTTGCTTCCTTTTGGACTTTCAACAGAATCCAATGTTCTCATAAAACCAAAATAATCATCTGTTAAAAAATCTATATCATCTCCCTCTTTAAATGTATCAAAATTATGAGTAATTATCCATTTCAATTCAGGGTGTTGATTTAACTCACGAAAAACATCTTGTTTTCTCTTTATAATATTCATCATAAAGACCCAAAACCTTTAAATTTTCCTTTGTTTCTTGGATATTGTCAGTTGCATGTATCGCACATCCCCCGGTAATTTTGCGCAATGATTTCTTTAAATCAAACAAATGAATATTTACTTTGCGAACACCTTTTGATGTTTTTCTGTTTTCGTAAATGGGATCAATATCTTCAATAATATATATGTTAAAATCAGTGTTACCACGGAAATCATTTACTGGGGTGTCATAAAATTTTGAAATAATTTCATTTTTGCAATCTAGTTTTTTCATTTTGATTCTTGTCACAAGTTGGAGGGGGGCATTTATATCTTTGTGTAAAGAATGAAAATGACATGTCCAGTCAATCAATAAATGTAGTTCTGATACAATATTCATATAATATGTTCACATGAATATTGTTTTAAATTAATTCCAATCTTTTTAAACTTGTATTATCATCACGATATCCTCCAGGTTTTTGTTTATTATTACAATTCCATAAACCAATACCACAGCCTAGCTCGTTATTTATAGATCCCCAGCCAAAATCACACAAATAAATTTTGTTGTTTTCATCAACCAAGATTTCACCGATCTTTATATCGTTATGTTGAACGTTGACACCCCTCATATCCTGAAGAATTTTTTCAAATTGTTGTTCCAAGTCGTCTGGTTTGTTTATGGATGTCACTGGAACACCAACGTTACTGAAAATAAAAAACTTATTGATATCATCTGAATAAAGCAGTTTCGGGTACCAGTCAAAATTTTTCAATTTTGATGCAATGAATTTTTCCCTTTCATATACATCATGTTCTTGATACTTTATTATGTATTTAATAAACAAATGTGGTGCCGTAAAACTTGAACTTGTACATCCTTGGTTTAATGTGGATATGTTTTGTGATAAATTATTGTCCATTTTATGATTTATACATATAATATTTAATATGATTTATCTGTGTTCGTTGTTGCATATTTAATAAAATTTTGAGCTTTATATGACATAGGTGTAATTGGAATAGAAAAGAATAGAAAAACATAACTTGAATAATAAACTACACTTTGAAGATCAATTCAAACTCTTTATATATACTTTCTTCAAAACATACATCAAATATTTTCGGAGGGTCTATTTTTTTGTCATAAGCATGTCTATTGATTAAACCATTTATAGAATGAATACATGGATCATTGCTATTTTCAACTAAGTTCAAAAAATTGAGTTCATATGTATTGTTTCCTAATTCTTCCATTATTTTTATGATAGTTTCTGGTTCTATTAAACATGTATGTCCGGTCCAATGGCTCCAATAAAATTGGAATCCCTTTTTTGATAAATAGTTTTGATAATACATAGGTCCCTTTATATAAACCGTGTCGGATGCCACTCGACATGATTCCTTCAAAACATTTTTAATAATTTCTTCGTTTGGTAAATGTTCTAATGTGTGAATTATAGATACCAGTTTACAAGCATTATCATTGAAAATGTTCATATGAGTTGCGTCTAGTCTTATTGCGGGTGTATTATTTTTTAAACTTTCATTGACTTTTCTTATATCTATATCTATTGTCAATCCATTTTCAAATTTAAATTTATTTTTGATAAATTTATAACTGCCCCCTTTGCTCCCTCCTACATCTATAAACTCTAATTGGTTATAGCACTCATAATTTTTGCCATTGCAATCTATACTCATCATGCACTTCTTTATATTTGAGTATATTTAATACAACCCAAAAAACCTTAAATTTTATATATTTTCAATATGATCTCTTAATTGGATTCTTGTGCCTTATTTTATACATCAATTTATTTCTCTCACTGATCGGTTTTTTGTTATGATTTATTCTGTGTTTCCATAACAAATAATCAAAACTCATTTGATCTCTTATACATATTTGTACCATTTCTCTCCATTCATTTGAAAACTCTTTGATATTGTCATGATTGCGAATAAGTATACACGTTTCCGTTAATCCCACATTGTCTAGAAATCCATTTTCTTCATGAATGCCCAACATTTTATTTAAGTTTTCTGTTTTGTCTAGCTTGTACCTCTTTATTATGGCACATTCTACTTCAACAGAATGGCGATTGTTTATATTAGTTTCAGGATGATCAAAGCAAATAATGTCATGGTTTTCCAAAAAATCGTCTATATCTGTTTTGAAAATACCCCTTTTCAGGTGTATATTTCCATCTATGTAGAGTGACTTTTTGTAATGATATGGAAGGTAGTCATGTGGACACGTTTTTATCATCCTTTGAACATGTTTTCCAACAGTCCACCAGTTGTTTGAACAATAATTTTCAGTGTTTACATAAAAAAAGATGATGTTGTTTTCTATACAGTTGTATATTTGACTTTGTTCCTCCATGTTAGGATTATCCGTAAAGTATATGTTATCTACATCTGTGTTTTGTTTTAGGAGAATAGCATTTTTTTCATAATTTCCAAAATTAATCGTATATATACAGGAATCATTTTGTTGTTTATTTCTCCATGTTTGTAGCTTATAATGATATATGAATGTTCTTGGGACAATCACAGATGTTCCATTCTTTTCTTTGAATCTATTGAACCATTCAACTTCATTGCCTCCAAATGGTTTATTAGGATCAAAATAATGCTTTTTATCATACATATTTTGTTTTAGTACATGTACTGGAAACACCATAAAGAAACCATTCAAATTTACATTTTTATTTTTAAATATGCATGTATATGGTGGCTTATGTATAGAATGTAAACTATGTTGCATCTTTTTGTTTGCTTCCGATGGACCTGGATTATTGGAAACCGGGCCAAAATATTTCAATTCGGTATTTTTACATAGGAATGCTTCTTGAATGATATATTTAATGGATTTATCGAAAAAAATATCATCATTGCTCAAGATTATCACGCCACAATTATTCTGAACGCATAAAGAAATGCCCTCATTCCAAGTACCAGTCAACCCACCTGATTTTGTCTGATCTTTATTATAGATATAATGAATATTTGGATAGTCGTTTTCTATATTCAATGTTTGGGGATCATTTGATTCGTTTACATAAAAAGTAATAAATGCGTTGGGGACATTCCTTATGAAACATTCTAGACATTGTTTAGCATAAATTCCGTTATTTCCATGTGTTGTTATAACAATTCCAATATTAGAATTCAAATCAATCAGCTTATCGCAAGCAAACGCATTTTCCTTCATGAGTTTTGAAAAATGTTCACTTAATGTTTCTTTGTGAATATGGATTGATTCCATGTTTTCATGGTATGTCTCTGCTTTCAAATTGGCTTCAATGGAATCCACATAGATATCCAGATGTGTATCATCCTCTTCAATGATTGGGTTAAATAAAACTGTGTTCGCATAAGCATTTTTAGTAGAATCATCGCTCTCATCTACAACATCTTCAGAAATGGTGATGCAATCATAATGCAATGCTTCATTGATTCTATGGGTCTCCAAGCTCGCATTGTCATAGTAATGAATATTGAGAATATACTTTGCTCTTTTGAGAATATCTATCTTTTCATCTCCAAATATACCATGATATACATGTAATGTGATGTTTCGTTTCTCCAATTCTTGTCGCAAATAAGTCAAAATATGATGCCGTCTTGCGTTGTTCGCACCTATAAATACACAATCTAAATCCTTTTCTACATCTGGATTCATGTCCGCGTTTTGATCCACATGATAGAAGGGCAATGGGCAATAGTAGATTTTATTCCTTGGGATCTGTTCGCTATATATTGTGTTGTAATGCTTCATAGATATTTCGTATATTTGGAGGGCGCCATTCATGATTTTTATTTTCTCTTGTGTCAATGCGTTCATCACTTGATTGGTCGCACATAGTTGCTCTATTTGCCAAATGATATAATATTTTGGATACTGGTGATGACGGATAGTTGGATAGAAATACAAAAAAATGTATATGGTTTTATTGTTTATGTCTTTGGGGTAATGATAAATGGTATTGACGTTGAATCCCAAACTACGCATGTGATGTTCTATGTCGTGGTTATCTTTTATGACTGGCGTGGAGACAACAACAATATTCTTGATAAAGATATCCGCGATATCTTCTTCTATTTCTTGGATCAATGGTGTTGTGGGTGCAGGAACAACCGGCTTCGGAACAGATCCTGTAAACGAATTCAATTGAAACGACACCTTTTGGCGCTTTCTCAGTCGTTTTTCTTCTCTGTGTTTCACCATGAGTTCGTGCTGTTTTTTCATCCGTTCTCGGTGTTCTATTTCCTTTTGCTTTCGCCATTCTTCCTTCTTTATTCTCCATATTCTTTCCTTTTCTTTCCTCACAATCGCCTTTCCAGTATTGTCTTCCTCTGTCATGAGTTGTCTTTCGTGATTTGCCCTTGCTCTCTCTATTTCCATGGCTTCTTTCTTTTTTGCCATCAATCTCTTATGCGCCTCGTATTTTTCCTTCCTGATGATTTCTTTTTCTTGTCTTATTTTGTGTTTTGTCTCCTTGTCTTCTTTATCCATAAGGGCTCGTTCTTTTTCAACCCTTTCTTTTTCCCTTTGCTCTTCTAGTCTTTTCAATGCGATTCTTTTCTTCCTTTCCTCCATCTTTTCTATCCTGATTCTTTCTTGTTCTCTTTTTGCCTCTTCTGCCTTTTTCTTTGCTTCTATTTCGCGGGCTATTTTCTCCTTTTCTAATCGTTCTTTCTCCTTCCTTTCTTCTTCTAGTCTCCATTCTTCGTATTTGATCTGAGTCAATGTTTCATTCGTATCTGATTCCTTTGCTTCCATCATTCTGTCGTTGTCTTGTTTCCATGCTTTCCATTCATCTAATGTCAAGTCCTTTTGACTGACCTCATTTTGCTTTCTTTCGTTTTCTTTGGATGCCTTTTTTTTATAGTCATTCATTTGCTTCATCAAAAAAAAACGTTTGTTTGAATGATGATTACGAAAATCCATTACACTATGAAGAGATATATTTATAATGAGGCAAACGATTTAATTTAATCTCCCTTGTGTTTGATATAGTTTATCTCAAGAAGCATGTGGCTGGTGAGCACACGCATGGCCCAGCTCACACTAGAGAGGAGCAGTTGCTGTGATGTTTTATGTGCGTTATATTGCACCCAAATAAGTGCCTTGCAATATGGAATCTCGTTATAGAAAGGGATGAACAAGTATTCGGTCATTGATTTGGGTTGACAGTACTGATGAAAGAGTTCTGTGCTAACACCGTGGGCAAGACACCAAAACGCATAGATCATCAAGAACACAGCCGTTTCTTTGATGCATGTTTTGACATAGGCGTTCATGATGGCTTCTGGTTGTGTGGTAAAGGAATAAATCGTTTTCAATTTTTTTGTTTAAAAACCTTTCTCAAAAGTATATATATGGCGAGTGTTCGGGCGCTCCAACTCATTTCGGATCAAATCAAACAGGCACAAGAAAAGAATAAAAAAGGGCCAAGTATTGACGATGTTCCCAAGTCGTCGCTACAGACTTTCAAGAAAGTTCGCAATGATCTCTCTAAGATTTATTCGGCAAAATGTATGGACGAATACTACATACATTATGAAGAATGTGAAGCAATACGGCATTTGTTATTTGATTATTCGTTTGATTAACCCCTCTTTGTCTTGCTGTTCATCATCAATGGCATTAAGACAAAGACATAGACAAGATAAAGAATAACCGCAAGAATGATAAAGACTATAAAGAGTTGAAATACTCGCATGAAAGAGCAGTAAAAATCGTCGTCGTCGTTGTCGCAATTGGTTACGTGGTGGAATCCAAACAGCGATAAGAAAGAGAATGGCGAGTTAGGTGGTGGCGCGGGCTTGCGACGTGGCATTTTATACATTGGTATAATATTATTATAAATTGAGTTAAAGATATAATGCGACTATTTTATATAAAGATGCAAATCTTCGTGAAAACGCTTACCGGGAAGACAATTACACTGGATGTCGAACCAGGAGACACCATTGAGAACGTGAAACAAAAGATACAAGAAAAGGAAGGCATTCCGCCCGACCAACAGCGTCTCATTTTCGCCGGGAAACAACTGGAAGATGGGCGCACCCTTTCGGATTACAACATCCAGAAAGAATCCACGTTGCATCTTGTGCTTCGTTTGCGTTAAGTTTAACACGATACCACACGTTGATAATATTCATACTTTTCAGTTTCATCAATAACTCTACATACACAATACCGAAAACAGGTGCTCCCTGAATGTAGAATTATGTTTACGTACAAAGGTAAATAGGTCATCTTCTTCTTTATGCCCAATAAATACCTGTGCTTTCTTTGTATAATGGGTTGTTCATGAAGAGGCAAATAGGAGACAATCATATCGTAATAGTGATCATTCATGATTTGTTTTGTATATCAGGTTTATTTTTGAAACAGGGATTCGTAAAAAGGTATGTTTGTGAAGAAGTTAAATTCCCCACTGTTTTTTACCACTTCGCCCCCGTCAATGGTGACAATTTCCCCGTGGATGTAATCCGCCTTTTCACTCGTCAAATACATGGCTAATTCCGAGATTTCATCTTGACTACACATTCGCTTGCGAGGATTCGTGTATTGATTGTAGTATTTGAATAAACCCAAGGGGTCTAGTTTGTCCGCGCCACCGGACCCTTCAATGGGACCCGGAGCAATCCCCACCAATCGTATGTCGTGTTTCCCCCATTCCACGCTTAACCCACGCATCAATTGGTCTACTCCCGACTTTGCCACGGCTGATGGAATGACAAGCGCGGATCCCGTGGTCGCATACGTGGTGGAGACATGAAGAAACACGCCCTTTTTCTTTTGAGATATCATTTCTTTTCCAAACACGTGGTATACGTTGAAGGCACCATGCAGCACGATATCAATGATGCGTTTCCATCCGTTTTCCGATAAGGTTTGAAAAGGAGCGAGGAAATTTCCCGCCGCGTTATGCACAATGACATCCGGGAAAATGTGTTGTGCTTTCAATTCTTGTTGAATGGACTGGATCTTTTGGTAGTCACTCACATCGGCGGAGTAATACAAATGGGGTTGATTGTTTAACCTTTCTAGTTGTGATTGTAGTGATGTCATTTTGGGCACACTACGACTAATGTTGATGATGGTCCCACCTTGTTTCGCATAATTCAGCGCCATGTTTCGCCCCAATCCGGAACTGGCTCCTGTAATAAGTATGGTTTTGTGATGATACATTATGATGAATATGGATAAATGAAATACACGAAATGAATGTATTTCATTTATTTATGATTTTGAATGATATGATGAATCAACACACAAGTAGTGGTGTGTTATATTTAGTTGGAGTAGGCAAGGCCACCCATGCCCGACATGATGCGGAGCACGTTGTAGTTGCGCGCGTAGACGCGAACCTTGGCGGTGTTGACCGATTCCACGGTGGCGTTCGAGAGCACGAGTTGGAGGGTCGCGTTATCAATGCGGGACATGTTGCAGGTGCCCGACGGTTGGTGCTCTTCCGGGCGGAGGGCGAACGAGTACACGTTGATGCCGGTGTCCGGAGCGCGGGTGTGGTGTTGCCAAGGTTGAACTTGGTCAAAGTAGGTGCCCTCACGCTCCGAGAAGCGGTCTTGGCCGTTGAGTTGAAGCTTGGCGGTGACGACCGGGTTCTCGCCCCAGCAGTGCATGTCAAGCGAGGTCTCGGCGAGCACGAAGGTGCCAGCATCCGACACAGCCGATTGTTTGTCGCTGCCAGCACTGACCGCAACATCTTGTTCGAAAACATCACCGTCAATGAAAGCAGCCGTTCCGAGAACCGAATCAGAAGAGCCGAACGCCTTGATAGAGTTCGGGAGGGCGTCAAGAGCATCGGTGTAGTTGAACGGTTGAGCACCAAGGGCAGCGAAGAGGGACTCGCCCGACTCTAACGAGGCGCAGTAGTCCACGTGGCAGTCAGGTTGGACCACCCACACGAGTTCCTTGACCGGGTGGTTGAAGTTAAGGCGGATCTTGTTGGCCGACGAACCAACGGATTCCGCACCCGTGTATTGGAGTTGCTCAATGAGGTATTCGTGCGGGTTTTGGGCCATGCGGCGGCGTTCATCCGTGTCAAGGTAGATGTAGTCCACGTAGAGCGAAGCCGACACAAGGGAGGTCGCGTAAGCACTCGTTGCCTTACCGGCCGCGCTGAGCGATTCAACCGCCCAGAGGCACTCGTCAATGGCACGGAGATCAAGGTTGATCTTGACCTCGTGGTATTGGAGAGCAATGAGAGGGAGAGCAAGGCCCGGGTTGGTGCAGAACCAGAATTGAAGCGGCACGTAAAGAGTGGTTTCCGGGAGCGCGTTACGAGGAGCGCACACTTGGCGAGGGGCGTTGGAGTCGCAAGGACCATCCACATCCGCGAACGAAGGATCGGTCACGAAAGTGAGTTGGGTGGTGTTGCCCACCATCTTGTAGTAACCGGCTTCTTGGTTCTTGTCCATGGTGAGTTGGCACCAGATGTGCATCCAGTCACCGTATTGCTTCTCAATGCGTTGACCACCCACTTCCACTTCCACGTTCTCAATGAGTTGGTGGCCCGGGAAATCTAACCAGCGAGCGTACTTAGCCAGGCCACTGTTGATCTCAGGAAGAGTTACTTGAAGGTACGTGCGGTAAGCAAGGTCACCATTGCGGGAGACCGTGCAGGTCACGCGGCGGCCGAAGTCGGCTTGGCCGTTGAAAGTTTGCTCAATAGATTCCATGGCGAAGTTCGTGTGGCGACGGTAAGTCACCTTCCAGAACGTAATTTGCGGGTTGCCCGTAAGATATACATCTTGAGCACCGTAAGCGACGAGTTGCATCAGACCACCTCCCATTGTTTTTTTTATACATTACTAAAAGAAAAAAAATTTGAAATTCCTAAATTAATTCAAATTAAAATACTTTTGTATGAATTTCTCTAAATACTTTTCCTCATACACTTGTTTTTCTTTACTCTTACGCTTTGTAAATATATACAACCCCCCCTTCTTTTTCACACACCAACCGTCATCTATTGCGTTTAAAACAAAAACCATCTTGCTCCATTCTTTAGGGGTGTATTTTTGCAAATCCACATTCATTATTAATATCTCATATTAAAAATATAAAAAACTGACATAAATTAAAATATATGCAACGAGAAAGACATACGGTGGATCAGTTATTTTCTAATAAAATGAACAAATTCACGCAAAAAGAAATGGCATTGATTGAAAAGTACCAGGCAAAAGTGAAAGAATATCAGGAAAAAATGGATCAAAACATGGAAGAAGAAAAACATGCCCTCTACATGGAGAAAATAAAAGGGTATCAGGCAAAAATCAAAAAGTTAGAAACGAAAATGAATGCCTACTTTCTAGAAAATTACAACGACTTGTTCCACTATTTTGAGATTAAAAAGGACATTGAAAGCAACAATAATCCAAAGACACTGATTCACCGATTTTTTGATAAAACCCGGAAAAATGAGCAAATCAACCACAGCGAATACAATCAATGTATCCAAACCTACATGAGAAAGAATAACTTTGACATTTATAGCAACGAGTATTGGAGCCCCGATGAAAATCACCACTTGTGCACAAAATGTAACCAAGGGGAAATGATACAGTCCACCAGTGACGGTATATTAATCTGTAACAAGTGTCATGTGTTCATGAAGTATTTGATCCACAATGACAAACCCACCTACAAAGAACCCCCTAAAGAAATCTCCTTTTATGCATATCGGCGCATCAACCATTTTAAGGAAATATTGGCTCAATTTCAAGCCAAAGAGACCACGGACATCCCGGTGGTCATCATTGAAACCATCAAACAACAAGTGAAAAAGGAGAGGATCGACATGTCCACCTTAACCAACAAGAAAACCAAGGAAATCCTTAAAAAGCTGGGATACAACAAATACTACGAACACATTACATTCATTAAAGACAAGTTGGGAATTAAGCCCCCTATCATGAACCCCCAATTAGAGGAAACACTGTGTAATTTGTTTATTGACATTCAAATCCCATATGCGAAATTTTGCCCACAAGATCGTGTCAACTTCCTAAACTATTACTACACATTGTATAAATTATGTGAGTTATTGAATGAGAAGAGTTATTTGCCTCATTTCCCCATGCTAAAGGAACAAAAGAAGATTGAACAAGATGAAATTTGGAAGAAAATATGTGAAGAGTTGGAATGGGAATTTATACCGACATTATGAGTTTTTATTTTACTCGTTATGATCAATGAGAATGAACGTCAAAACCTATTACATCAACATGGAAAAAGACATTCAACGAAATGAACACATGATCAAAGAGTTAAACCAAACAAATCTTTCCTATGAACGTTTTCCAGCAATAGATGGCCGTCATGTAGACAAAGACAAATACATCAAAGAGGGTTCTCTTTCTTCGTTTGCTGACTACTGTTTGACGGATAAAATGATTGGATGTGGTTTGAGCCACATTATGTTGTACAAACACATACGAAATCAACAAAAACAACCTATAGATTACGCATTGATACTAGAAGATGACGTGAAAGTGAGTCACCCCCACTTGGATTATTCCAAAGAAATAAATGCTATTATTGCACAACACAACATCACGCACCCCCATTGGCAAATCATTCGGCTTCACTCTATGGGCTTTGATTTGGGTTCGGGGGCGGCTTACATTATTTCTACAAAACACATTGAATCTCTCGCAAACATGAGGCTTTTGTATCATGTTGATATTCAGCAGTCTTTTCAGTACCACATTGTTCATTTGAATACTCTCTTTGAGACAAAAGATCACGAGTCACATTACAAAAACCCGCTCCTGAATATTTCTGTGCAACATCAAAAGGTGGGGTTTTATTTACATCAGCACGCATTTTCATTTCTTCATTATGTGGTATACGGTTACCACATATTCTATTGCATCCTTTTGCTCTTTTTTTATCACATTTCTAAACTCTTTCTCTTGCGTAAATAAATATCACCCATTATGATATTTATTTATAAATGATTGATAGGATATGCCTTACTTAAGGATTAAGAATTTAGAAGCCACCCGGGAATCGCACGAGGTTCGCGCCAATACCGAAGCCCGCGCCCGTGCGCGCCGTTTCACCCATGGACGGTACGTAGGTGTCTAAGATAGAGAAGGTGGCCGCCGCCGTTAAAGCAATAAGACCGATTTCATAGATGTCTAAAGAAGCCTTAGGGATGGCGTAGCAAGCGATCGCAACCATGAGACCTTCTACTAAGTATTTGATAATGCGTTTTAACACTTCTTGGAAATTGACGTTCATTGTGGGGGTTTAAAATTATAATATATAATAAGAAAAAAAATATAAATAGTTTTGATAAAACCAATATATTAAAAATGTCAAACTTGGTGGATTTACTAGATGAAGATAAACCAATCGCCGAACAAAAATTCGCATGCCTCTCTTTCGTATCCCCAGAGAAGATCATTCAAGACAAGGAACGCTTCATGTTTCAAGAATTTACCAAGCAATACCATTTCAATCAAATGGCGCAATTACTCACGAAGTATTCTAATTTCCTCGCATTCAAGTATTCCCTAAACAACGAAGACATTATGAATGAAATGAAAGAATTTGCGGAAGCCGAAAAGGAAGCCATGCGCACTAGCGTGGAAGAAGACTTTGCTCAATTCATCGACGTCCATGAACAAAAACTGGAAGAATCCTATGCGAGTGAGCATAAGTTTCAAACATCTGTGCGAGGCCTTAAAGTTCGCGGGGTATTCCCTACCCAACAAGAAGCGGAACTTCGTTGTAAAATGTTGCGCGAAGTGGATCCCAATCATGATGTCTACGTGGGGCCGGTGGGGGTGTGGGTGCCTTTCCACCCCGATGCATACAAGACGGGGAAAGTGGAATATTTAGAAAAGGAACTCAACGAACTCATGCACGAGAAGCACAAGAATGAGGAGAAGGCGAAGACCGCTTTTGACATGCGCGTGAAAGAAGCAAAACTGAGCGCAATAGATGAAAACATGAAATCTGCCGAGGAACATGGCAACAAACTCACTCAAACGATCAATGAAAAGGGCGAGCTGGTGGGCATTGAAAACATGAGCACCGCAGAAAAGAATCTTGGGGTTAACGCGTCCATGGAAGACATTCGCAAAGAGATGTTTGAAGGCGAAAACATTGTGACGACGCAAACCGACCACGGGCTCGGTCAAGTACTCAATCAAAAGAAGGAGGATGGCGATGAAGAAAAAAAGGAGAAAGAATCATAAAAATTGAAAGATTTGGTTTAATACTTAATACATAGACAAAGTATACTCATGGCCCCTTTGAAAAAAAAGAAATGTGTGTTTTGCTCTAAAAAGCAATTGATCGTATTTGAATGCGCAAGTTGTAACCAATGCTTTTGCATGAATCATCGCATGCCGGAAGATCACGCATGTCAATGTAATTATCAAAACAAAGACCAGTTGAAAAAAGACCTGGGTTCGGAAGTCATTCCGATTAAAGTAGATAAAATATAATACTAGTATACAATGACTACTAGTATTGTATTTGATGACGCACGCATGCAGTGTACTACCGAAATAAGTTTCAATGATGATCCAACGTTGGATCCACTAGATACGGAATGGTTGACGGATCCATCGGCCGCTGTCATAGCATTACAAGGACTGCGTATTTTGAAGACCAGAGAAAAGGGTGATTTGCCTTATGTTCAAACTTTTTTTGATCCTTCTTTGAACACTTTTCTGGATATTTCTTTCACAGCAGGTAGGAGTACAGGAAACAATGTTCCTTTTGGTGGAAATAATCCAACCTATTATTTTTACAAGATGAAAAGAAAGGCCAAGGTGTTAAAAACAAACAACAAGCTCCAAGAATCTCAAAAGTCCACGTTCACCCGCGCCGTTGCGGGGTCCACAAGGTATAAGAAGGTATCAAACGCAAGACTGCGAGCACTGAAAGATAGTCAACAATGCACCCCGCAACTTCTATTGAAAAAGAAATCTACCAACTCGGGAATTTATGGTGGTAAAGTTCTATTATGGGATCATCCAGATGTTCCCTTTTTTTCATCTATTTAAGCACCCAGGTTCACCAGATTTCGGCATCAAACAGTCGTCAATACGACGATAGGTGTCCCCCGACGTACATATATCTCCGGCATATGCGCTCACGCAATGACGCGTGTTATCATCCGTGCCAATATAACAATATCCATCTTCTTTCATGATTTGTGACGGGCTATATTGTTGCTTCAGGGGATTTTCCTTTTTTTGTGCCTTTGTTTTTCCTTTTTCTTTTTCATTTTCCTTTGCTTTTGTCTCTTTGTCGGCCTTTTTTTTTTCTAAGGAACTCTTCAATGATTTCACTTCTTCTTCCAATGCCACATTCTTTTCTTCTTTTTCACTCATTTTGCTTTCCATTTCTTTCGTTTTTTCTTCCGCCTCTTCATCCACAAAAAACGATCGGATCATTTCTATGATTTTGTCTTTAAAGACAATGACACTAACCACAATGACGCCTAAAAGAGCAATGAACACAAACAATAGAACATTAGATGACGAGGTCGTTGGTGGTGAAGATGGGAGAGACACATTATTGGTATTTTTATTGAGATTGAAATTCTTATTGGCATTCTTGTTGAAAGTCTTATTGTTGAAATTCTTGTTGATATCCTTGTTCAAATTCTTATTGAAATTATAAATGTTTTTGTTAAAGGAAGAATTGTTGTTATTGGTCTTATAGACCTCACTCACTTCTTCTTTGATGGTTTTCATCATCTATTATACTATACTTATAAATTATTATAAATATTTTTATACAAATCCATTTTTGTTTCTTTGGGTGCTTGTTTTTCTTCTTCATGAGTCACTTCGTTTTTTTTGATTTGTTCAAAAATAACGTGGATATTTTGTTCTAAAGACCCCAGCAACTCTCGTTCTTTAAAGAGTTCAATGTTTTGATCTACCTTGTCTTTCAATAATAACAGTTCAATGCAATGATAAATCATGTGAATGCGTTTCTTGTTATAGGACACCGCATAACGAACGGTAAACAAATCAAAAATAGACATGACCAGAGATTCGTGAGGTGTTTTTTTAGATAGTTTAATAATGATATCCCAAATGATCCAAATAATGTTTTTAGATAACTTCTCGTTTTTGTCCATGAAGATGTCCCGCTGTTGACACAAAACGATTTTCTTCTTCTTTCGGCATAATATATCGTATTGAATGATCCAATTGACCCAAAAATGAATGTCCGTCTTGTTTTGCGTTTCTTTCAAATGATAAATGAGTTCATTGAATGGAATGGTATATTCTTTCGGATCAGATGGTTTATAAATAAACTCAATGTATTGCACATTGGGGGCTTTGAGATTTTCATAGAGATTTTCTATTTTGAAATCAAATTTGTAGGTCAAGTCATCTAAAATGGTATATTTCTGGGAGTAACATAAGATCAATGTTATGGTACAAAACAGTCTACGGATTTCGGGATCATTTCGTAGTTTGTAATCGTCTCCTTCGCGGGAGGCAGCCGCCTTGAAATCATGGAACTTTTTACACAAGTATAACGGCAATTTAGGGTTGTATACATGAATATATTTGCTCATCATAAGCATGTATACATTCCATAATTCAATGATCATATTGGTACATAACAATTCACACGTCCAAAAAAAGGATTCCTCTAGTTTTCCGTAGTACATGGACAAGACGAGTTTTTTAGTGACATCGCCCTTTTTATAGTTTGAAAAGGTCGTTTTTTTGAACATCCGCCGTTTGTCTTTGATTAATATGAGGGACATATATGTATGTCAATACTAAAAATATACCTGTAAATCGTATTTCCATGGTTCTAAAAAATATAGACTCATTTTATAGAGACAAACGATATGTGGAGTTTTTATGAAATATTGATAATGTCGTTGCTTTTATTGTACATCTTTTTTTGTTATCAAACAAGAAATGGTATAGAAACATTTGAAGGACAAGATACGAATTCGCATTATAAAGACGCGTCCAAATACGAGGATATTTATGATGATTTTTACGGATTTTACTATGACGATTTATTCTATCAAGAAGCCTATTATCTGGGCCTTTGTCAGGTGTTATTAAAGTATTTGAATCACGTATACAACAATCACTTGTGTATTGGAATCAAGCACCGTGGGCACATCAACGAATTGCTAAAGAAAAACATGAAAACCACATCGCTATCTCAATCGCAGGCCATTGTGAATGTATGCAAATACCAATATCCGGACAATGTGTACCAATGTATTCCAGAATACGAGAAAAATCCGTTTGTGTTTGATGAAAACACCTTTACACATGTTTCGGTCATCGACAACGAACTCTATTACATTCAAAACTTCCCATCGTTCATGTATAACTGCCACAAATGGTTGATGATGAAAGGATATCTGTTTTTGCAATGCTATCACTCAAAACAAGATTTGAAAAAGGGATTCCTAAAGATTGGCGAAAATAGTAGCTTGCGGATTCAAACCGTGTATAGTCATGAGTTCAAGGACTTTTCGGAATCGTCTAGTCTATCACTGTGTGAAGTCATCAAGCCCCCTAAAAGGAACAAGCAACGTAAGAATATACATACATTATTTTTTTACCAAAAAGAATATATTGAAAACGTTGCAAATGAATATAACCTAGAAAAGATAGACACTATTGCGTTGAGCCCTCATGAATGTGTCCTTGTGTTTCAAAAAGTGGGTTAATCCCGTTTGTATTTGCCGATGTAGACAAACGAATCAAGCACATAGATGACAAAAATGCCTAGGAAGCAATACAAGACCACTTCTTCGTTTTTTTGATTGGTGCGTATATCCTTTTGTTCTTCAAACATTTGAATGATATGATTGAGTTTGGAAAGCAATATATCATTTTGTTGGGGCATGGTTCCTTGTTTACCATGAACCTGATCCACATTGATGTGGTTACTGATGAGGTAATCCGTTTTGATATTTTCGTTTTGATATAGGTCCTTTTTGTGCTTTTCTTCGGCGATTTTGGTTTTGAGATCTTTGTCCATTTCCGTGCTATAAAAATCGGCCAGCGTTTCCTCGTTTTCTTCTTTGATGTTTTTCCCCGCGTTTTCGTGGATCTCTTTCATGTCCTCTTCTTTGGGCTGGCTCATTTGCTTCAAAAGGTTCAGATTCAATTTGGATTTTTTGGCGTCGTTTAATTTTTGTTCCACCTTTTCATTTTTAGAAAAATCAATGGGAGTAGCATAAAATGCTAAAGGACTCATACTTATTAAAATAAAAAGATAAAATTTTTTCTAAATTTTAATTATTTGGATATATTATATGAAAGCAAAGGCTTTAAAAAAACCAAAAGCAAGCTCTTTTATGGCAGTGTTCATGGAGCATATATACCGATTGAACAGTAGCAAGTTTTTCACAGGAATGGTCATGTTAACCTTGAACATTGGATCCAAGTATATCACATTGGAACTCAGTACGTCCCAAGAGGAATACATCAAATACACACTCGGTCGGCAGATCTTGGTATTTGCGATTCTGTGGATGGGGACGCGCGACATTGTGACCGCACTCATTTTAACGTGTGTCTTTATTGTCTTTGCCGACTACTTGTTCAATGACAACAGTAAATTTTGCATCATTCCTCATAATTATACGGAGAAGGTGAAAGACAAAGACCACAAGCCCATCACACAAAAAGAAATCAATGATGCGATTCATTTGTTGAAAAAGGCGCGCAATGAAAAGCAGAAGAAGGCGAATAAAAGCGAAGACAAAGACTTTTACATAAACAAGGGGTTGTATAAAGAGAATTTTATTTAAAGTACCAAACTTTAATGTCCTGATAATATAATGAGTGTTACGCCTGTCAGTATATTATCATCCGAGCAAGTTGTGAATATCAAGTACATGTTTGATGAGACAATAATAGAAAAACTGAATCTTCTTATGCATTCACATGCGATTGCGGAAAAAGATACGAAACAACATAGAGAATTGGCGAATTTCAAAGAACGCTGTGCAGACGATCATGGTAAAGATAAATGTATACTAGCAAAGGATGATGAATTTGGATTTCGCCCAGATAAAATATTAAATGACTCTTTTGTACAATTCAGTGATCATGAATCAGGAGATCTCAAACACGAATTTTTAAGATACAGAGAAACCCTCTTGTTGCAGTTCTTAGAGTACCATAAAAAGCACACATTGAAATCACATTTGTTTGTTGTGTTTGGTGGGAAAGTAGAAAATGAAGATGTATACAAACAATTACACAATGATAAGAGAAACAACAATTGGGTATACAGAATGGATGTCGAGAAAAATATGAACAATCTACCCAGGGAATTTGAAGGACTTTTCAATAAAGTCAAGGATAAATTTATCAAGTATAAAGAAGCCAAAAGAAATATTAAAGGTTTTAAAGAGAACGATGTCACGAATAAGCCATTTGAATCTATAGTCTTTTTAAAAGCGTCCAAAAGCAATTATTCCGTAGATTTTTCACACGATAAGAGGCTCAAAACAATGCCTGCTTTGATAAGTAGATTTGAAAAAGAAATCAAATTTTCCCAAAAACAAAGCAAAAAACTGGATGAAGAAATTCAAAAGTTCATGGATAAACACAAGAAGTATGATTTTACTTTGAACGAACAACAGCTTGTGAAAGATAGAAATTCAACTACAGGAACATCAGAGATCATGGCTATGGACTTGGTCAGTTCTAAAGGAAGTTCTTCTTTTCAAGATTTGGTAAAAGTAGTGGATGTGAACAATGATGAATCGCGAAAGAAGATTATTGATGAATTGCGAGAGAAGTTTATTCAATATGTTTTTAACACTAGAAAGGAATTCTTTACAGAAACCAAAAAACAGTTTTTATTTAAAGTTTTTAATAACTCAAATGAAATTGTGAATGGAACAATTAACGAACTTGCAACATTAAAGGAATCGTCAGGAGCGGAGTCAATCGCAACATACTTTCATCGCATGAGCATTTATTTACTTCAAAAATATTACAACTTTTACGTTTTGAAACAACCCATGATGAGCGATATGTTTCCACTTGTGAGCAAAGGCATGAAATCATTTCAGGTAAATGTAAACATCAATTATATCAGCAAGGTGAAGAAAGATGATAAATACTATGACAAACACATTGTTCCAACTGATCTGAAATATCCAGAAACAAATCAGAAAACAAGGGCCTTTCACTTTAAAATAACCAATAAAGAAAGAGAAGAGTACACCATACAGTCTATAGGATCTATGATTGGAAAGAATCTTTACCCCGTAGAAATAGTGAAAAAGCCTGGAAACAAAGAAGTGCCCATCAAATACTCTATGATCTTGAAAACAAAAGACTTGCCACTTATGGTAGAATTGAAATTACAAGAGAATCAAGCCAACGACCGTGTAAAAAAAAGAATCAAAGGTCTTTTATTTGTGGATGAAGCAATACAAACAACAGATAAGACCTTGCATGAAATGAAACCGTCTAAAATATATCCAACAAACAAAGCAAATCACTTTTTCTACAAACCCAAATTTGAAGCGAATCAAAGGGCCCTTGCTGAGTATTTGAAGAAATCAAAATTGAGTGCGGATGAATACAAAAAACAAGTTTGTGATGTATTTACAAACAAAGAAAATTTATCCAAGTTCTACATATTTTGTGAGAATAATCCCGACTACCTTTATTTGACGGAAAAACCAGAGGAGTATAACTCCAAATTATCCGTGCTCCGTTGTTTGCTTCAACCCAATAGTTGCTATTATCATAAGAAGAAAACCACGTCAATAGAAGACGAATTGGATTCAAATTCTAAAACCAACTCCAAAGACAATTCAACCAAAAACATCAAAGAGGAAACCGACCAGACCACATCTCAATGTAACTACATGATTCATTCTGTGGACTATTTGAATCCAAATATTAAGGATCTAGATGAAAAAAAGGCAATAAAAGAAAAAAAGAAAAGAGACGAAGAAGAAGAGAAAAAGAGAGAAAATGAAATGTTTTCAAAAGAAATAAAGGCAAATATTGAGGCCATAAAGGATGTTTACGAAAAGATGATATCAATACCAGTAGTCGCCGATAAATTTAGAGATTTAAAAAAGGAGTTGGCAGATAAAGAAAAAAGTGAAGGAGAAATAAAAAAATTAATGAAAGACAATGAATTAAAAGCGTTCATAATGGGATGTATTCCAGATGTGCGAAGGCGAATCGAGCAGGATATAAGAACACAAGTTAGAATTAAAGAAAATAAGTTGTCAAAAGATATTTCAGAAAAATACGACAATGCGACCAAGTCTTTGCGCGATGCTTTGAAAAGAATCACTCTTTCTTCTTCTGGAAAATGTTCCCTTGTATCATTAGGATCGCCCGACAAAAAGAAATGCTCCGAATATTCAAATAAAGGAGAAGAGAAAGGAGAAGAGAAAGAAATAGATATCGTCATTCATGTATTTCGCACCCCGGAAAAGAAACCAGGATCAAAAAAAGACGAACAAGAGACATGTGAAACGAGACAATCTGTGTTAAAGGATTTTTTTAAAGACGGCGTGGGTAATGTGACACAAAAGGCAAAACTAATCGCTCGGCAACAATTCCTTGGGGGTGGTAAACGTAGAACCATCCGTCGCAACAAAAAAATGAAGATGAAGCAACAAAAGGTGCGAAAAACGAGGAAGCGTGTACATCAAAGTCAAAGGTCACGCAAAACCCGGAAAACTTGTCCTAAGTGAGAAACGTGTACAACTTTTGATTCTCCATGAGGGTCATTTGGCCCATCGCATGTATCACAAATGGTGTGACATTTTCATCCATTGGGTACTCTTCATAACCATTCATGATGTGTTGAACCCTTACATGGGTCATATTTTGGTATAAGTAATTGACAATGCGGAAATACAAGGTGTTTTTCCGAAACACATAGACTCGCAGTAAGTTTTTCAATAAATAACTTTCATAATTCTTTATGACACTGTTAATGATATACATCTCCTGTGCAACGGGTCCAGAGAAATATAAGTAGGATTGTATCTTTCGCTGAATGGATTCCGGTAGTAAATGTACTCTATCATTCATAGAATATATTTACCCATCCTCATTTGTGCTTAAATTCATTCGTCATTTAATAAAGCCAGCAATTGTTGGGCGGAAGAATTGACCGTTTCATATTGACCCTTGCTTTCTTCGTATAACTGCACCAACTTTTGCTTCTCTTCTTGCAAGGCGTTCTTATTCATTTCAAGGGTCATTTTTTGAGATTCTAGATCTTGAATGGTGCCCTCAATTTCCGTCAATTGGGTTTGTTGCGCTTCTATTTGCGCTTCCTTTTCTTCTATGGAAGAGGAAATCGCATCAAACTTGTCTTTCAACTTGGTCAAAACACTCAAATCAAAGGTTGCCATAATGGACTGTATATACCCCTATATGGTATTCTTTATTTTCCTTTTTTGAGGAATACTTATTCATACATTAAATAGCTAAACTAATCGTATTTTTATCACTCTTTCGTTTGCTTGATTTCTTACCGCTCCCCCGACTTCCCACAGAAAGCGTTTCTAAATCTTCAATCGATATAGTGCTGTTGTTTTCTACTTTGATGTCGTTTTTGGCGCTGGACTTTCCGAGGTTTGATAAAAGACTGTCAATGTTACTGGGCCCCTTCATTTCATTGCGCATGGGGGGAGGTGGACGCGGTGGTGGCGCCGAACTCCTTTGAAATTCCTCAGGCTGCGAACGCATGTCAGATGGCTCATTTCTACCATGACTCATTCCCATGTCATTCATAAAATTACTCAATCCAGGACTAGATTGTTCCATGGAACTCATGGCCGCCTTGGTAAAGTGATTCATCAAGTCCGGATTTTGTCGCATGATATCATCCATCCCCGGAAGTGCCGACTTAAACATGGTATTGGTCATGTGGATCATGATGCCCGATGAGGCCAGTTGAAAGAGCAACTTGATTTCCGGTGCCATCTTGGCCTTGGATTTATACTTTTCATGCAATTCCGCAAAAATCTCGTCAAAGTCGTCCACGTTTTCGTTGATCTGTTCCGACCATCCGTCCAGTTTAATATCAAACGGATCAAATTTGTTATTCAAAAACTCAATCCCCGTGATCAAGGTGGTAAGCACCTTCCCTTGAAATTTCATGGAATTTTCCTTCTCCTTTTCGTTCATGAGAAACTCAAATTCCCCTTTCATTTCATTCAAATCCGAATCCATGCTGTATTTTTTACTGAGGGTCGCCCCCTTTGTTTCAAGGGTTTCTAGTTTCCGCAAAATTTCAAACTTTTCTTTCAGCATTTGTTCCTTATTCATTTTGGTCGCATGCGACGTTTCGCTTCCAAGATTGATGCTATTGATGTCCTTGAAACCATCCCACGTTTCCGTTTTTGTTTCCATTTCACTCGTTGCTTTTGCAATTTGAATCACCGGTTTGTTTTGAAAACTGTCCTTGTCTTTATAGGCCACTTCTTTGTTATCTCCCAAGGAAATAGACGGCCCATCTTTGACATCAATTGAATTGAGTTCGTTTTCCAGATCTTTCAAACTGTTTGAACTGGGTGATTTTTTCTGGTTTTTCACCTTGTCATTCATGAGCAATTCAATCCCGCTTCCAAAATTCGCTTCCCTCAAATCCACAGATTGATCAATAGATATTTCCTTATTGCTGGAAGATGATCCGGCATCATCCAGATTGATTTCTTGAATATCTAAATTCACTTCTTGCATTTATTAATTTCATTTATATTTTATCTTTAAACTTTAACTCATTTCATTATATAATGTGGATGTCCTTTTGCACGTTTTGATAAAAGTCAGCTGTCAATTGTTCTTGTTTGCGAATGTAATCTAATACTTGTAATAAACAATCCGCCAGATCATCTTTCTTTTTAAAAGAACCATAATAGGTGCAAATTTCGTCTCCGTAATAATTCTTACATAAACATTGGGTAATCTCCTTGCTCATTTTCTTCCGTTCCGCATAAGTTGTTTTCTGTTTGTCTTTGAGAAAGTATTTCAGTTTGTGCACTGCGTTGTAGTTGGTGATTTGATCCGTGTCATAGTCCCTCATGACGAAATACATATTGAGCATCCCTTGCACGGCTTTCATCTTGATGGCATTTTGACCAATCTGGTTTTCAATAAGTATTTTATCTATGGTTTTGTCTTTCAACACATCGTCCAGTGCCGCGCACATGTTTTTACCAATTTTCACGTTATCCACTTGCGCGGCCTTTTCATGTGATTCGATCAGTTCCAACACATTCCAGTCCACAATGGTATGGTGATCTTGAGCAATGGTTTCAATGATCACATACGCTAAATTCCGAATTCCAACATCAATAGACAATATATGCATCAATGTATATATTGTATATAGTCTTTTCCCTATATGTTTTTCTTTGTTTTACGAATCTTATTTTGACGTTTTGGCTTATTTCTTCGCGTCTTTCCTCTCTTTTTACGGATCTTACGGAAGAAGGATTTCTTGGTCTTGTTTTTGACGGAAAAACGTATTTTTTTCGCACTACTTGGACCCTTTCCAAACATTTTACCGAGAAACGATTTTTGTGGGGTGGCTTTTTGAATCACTTTTCGGTATTGATCCACTGCGGATGGCTTGATTTTATCCGGATAACCGAAAAAGTGCTTCAACAGCAAAGGGGGCGTTTTCTTCTTTTTCCCTTCTTCTGGTTCTAAAAATACTTTCAACGTTTCGGAAACAGGATTGTTGAAAAAGGTTCCTTGTATCATACGCACACGCGTGTCATGATCTGCTTTTAAAAATGCGGTCACCATGATGACCATATCCCTTTTTGTCTTCCACACATCAAATGAGGTTTGGGAAAATATGGTATACAATTTCTTTTTGCCATCTTCTTCGCCATTGTTCAATGGCTGACCGTCCCTCAATTCACGAATTTGTTCTTGTATCGCAGAAAGCTGATTGCCATTGGAAACCGTGTTCTCCTTTTGTTCGCGCAACTTACCAAACATCCCCTTCATTTCATCCATTTCTTTCAACACTTTGTTGAACCGTTTTTCCATGTCTTCTTTGTAGTCCTCGTTTGCTTCCCTTTTCTTTTCTGCTTCTTCTTTGTCTGTTTTTAATTTGTCTTTGTCTTTTTTGTCTTCATTGGCTGTAGAATTCGCATCCTTTTGATTCGGTGCGATGACCGCGGATAACTGAATTGTGGATGCTTGTTTCTTTTCTTTACCACCGTCTTGACTCGTTTTCACATAACTCGTTTCCATTGCAAACGTCATCATGCCTTTTCGGTTGTAATTCACTTCTATCTCTACATCCGTTTTGTTTCGCTTTACTACATATGGGCCCACAAATACGTTGGCTTTATTTTCTAGGTTATATCCATACTTTGCTAAATAAAATGGATAGATACATGAAAACAGAAAGTATATTTTTTCAAATTCCTTTTCATTTTCTTGATTAGACAAGGACTTTAACTTTCTATACGCTGAACTTTGAAATACATTCTTCAAAGACAACTTGGACGAATCATAAGGTTTGATGAAGTCCTCTGTTTCTAAAAACAAAGGCGACCCACCTTGATAGGTTTTCAGCTTGGCAATCATGTTGTTTTGGAGATAATATTTCAATCCCGTTTGGTTTTTAAAGTCGGGATCGTAGACCTTGACATACGTATAGGACGACTTTTTGACATATCGCTTTTCTAATTTTTGAACCATGGTATCATATTTGCCTTCTTTTCCACCAGACAATATCATAAATTATCTATATATTACCTATATAAATAATTCTATCATTACAATTAAACATTGCATGTTTTGTATTTGTTGACTTTTTTCGCATTCAATTCTTGGGCCGATAAGTATTTAGATTTCACACTGTTTGTTTGATAACCAGGCGGCATATCATTGGGGCCAATGGGTTTTCCGTCAAATAAAACGGGGTGGATTGGTTTTCTATTGATTTGGGGAAACAACATGGGCACATTTTGTTGCATAGACGTATTCTTGTTGATACCCATGATTTCGTTCGCATTATTCACCAAATAACGACGATAGACAGCATTGCTTTTGATGTTTTGCTGTTGTTGTATACGCTGTTCTTTCATTCCACTTGGAGTATAGTCCGTCAAGATACGCGAATCTTCCATGATAATAGGAAACGAGTGGTTATTCATATAGTTAATGTGTATATTTTTATTTTTTCAAATTATACGTTCAATATTCATTCAATATCCACGATTTCGCCATTCGATAACTCCACCTCGTCACTCACATTCACCTCGGTGATGACATCTTGGACTTCTACTTCTTCAACCTCTTCTTCACTGGGCTCATCGTTGTCTACTTTCACCACCGAATCAATGGTTTGTTGTTTTTGGTGAATCATGATCAGATCAACCAATTCTTGCTTTTTCATATTTCGGCTCAGGGAATACCCCTTGTCTTCTAAATAGGTTTTCAGATCCTTCACGGTCATCTTGGAAAAAGCCTCGGCACTTGGTTCTTCGTCGCTTTCATGATTTGTGTTGTCCTCGTATTCAATCGTTTTTGTTTCTTGTTCTTGTGGTTCGTCCTCTTCATTGTCACTGTTGTCACTGTCGTCGTCACTTTCACTGTCGCTGTTTTCATCCTCACCGGAGTTCTCCGTTGGATGTAATTGAGTGAGGTCCAGTCCATCTAACATCGCATAAGAAGACGGGCCTTGTTGTGACACCGACTGAGCCATCATGGCGTTGTTTTGGTCTTGGAGTAGCTTGAAGAGCATTTTGGCTTGTTCCGATTGGGACAATTCAAGATTGTCAATCTTTCGTTTGAAGTAAAAACAGATCATCGCAACCAAAAGCAAGTTCACCAAGACACCAATAAAGAAACTAGAAATATCCAGTATGCTTGAAAAAGAAGTCATTGTATTTTAAAATAGAAATTTATATTTAAATGTATTTTTAAACGAATACTTAACTCATCAATTCGTCCGGATATTCTAAATCTTTCAACACTTGGTACCCTCCATGCACTTCGCTGATTCCGTTTTTCAACACATAGGTATATTGAATGTCCTCATTGGACTCTTGGTTCACGTCCATTTGTTGGTTTTTGATAACCGATTCCTTTTCTTCAAACTTTTTACATAGATCTAAATAGTGAGTGGTCAAGACAAAGTCCACACAAGATTTGTATTGATTCATGCCTTTCAAATAAATATCCGCACACAACACCGCATCTTGAGGATTCGTACCACTGTATATCTCGTCAAAAATACATAAATGACGCTTGTCTTTGTTTTTCTTGATAAACTCAAAAATGTCTTTACAGCGCCGAGCTTCTGCTTGAAACAGGCTATCTCGGTTAGATGTATCGGGAATATTCAAATAACAGTGAAAGTGATCATACATATGGAGCTTGCACTTTTTGTAACACCCCATTCCAATGCTTTGAGACAAAAAGAGGTTGATCAGGGTAGATTTGATAAGTGTTGTTTTCCCCGATGCGTTTGGTCCGGTAATGATAATGTTCTTGTCCAAGGAGATGTTGTTTTTGATCGACTCTTTCGCGGAGTGCGCAATGTAGTACATCTTTTTCATTTTGGTATGGTGATTTGATTTAAATGTGCAAGGATTCAGGGACTTGTTTTGCACCAAATGGGCCAAATCCATAATGTTGCGATGGTATTGATTCAAATACGTCAAATACATTACACACTTATGATGTGACTCGTCATAAAACATGTCAAAATTAGACTTCATGAGTAACCCGATTTGTCCATACTTCATGTATTGTTGCTGGGTATTGTTCAAAGACACAATGGAATATTGCATCTTGTGGACTTCTTTTTGATACTTCAAAAGGTCCTCATTGAATCTTGAAAAACTAGGCAGGGTCTTGGTTTGTTCGTGCACATGGTGTATCAACTCGTCCCCTTGAGACAAAAAGGAAAAGTATTTTGAATTAAACTCTATCATGAAGTTGGTGTTTTTATAAAAATGGATACACGAGTTCACATTATTGTATATGCTCATCCCATAGAAAAACAGATAGACCATTGCATAAACCTTTTGTTGTAGATTGCCCTTGTTGAACTGTAAAAAATTTCGCACCATGGGTAGATTGAGCACCATAGTTTTCACCATTTTCATATAAGTTGAAAAACTCATCCTTATGCCTTTTAGATAAAACATGAAATAAGGTACAATGAGGCCCATGAAAGGAGAAAGTAAGGAAAAGAGGGGACTGCATATGTTGTAAAGTGCTAAAAATTGGAGAAATCCAATGATGCTGTTGAGAAAAAAGAAACGCCGAAATTGAATGTATTGAAATTTACTCAAAAAATTCTGCTCGCTCTTAAAATCCAAGTAAGATTGAATGAATGTATCCATTTTACTCTCCTTTGTCTTGTAGTTTTTCAACAAAGACTGATTGTCTTTCAAATAAGGCTTGTGGGTCGTGTACAACGAACTCCATTTTTCCATTAAAAGCGGGGTGTGCTCACATTTGGAAGGAAGAAGGTGACTCATGAGATTCTGGGGTCCATGAAATTCAATGTCCGCGCGGAGGCTGTGTGGAAGACAATGAGGGTCGTGGTATTCAATCGGCAATATGAATGGCGATGTATCTAACAAGTTGGCTTTGATTTCTTCTACATCGGTTTCTTCGTCATTTTCTTCAGTCACTATTTCTTTGGCCCATACATTGGAATATTTTTCCCAAAAAGAGGGTTCACTTGTCATTATTCTATGATAGAATCATTTTTTTATACTCAAACGAATTAATTTCAATTGTAAAGCGACTTAAATATTTTTTGTGCTTATATATTATTCTATTATGGAGTCTGTGTATTCTTATGAAACCTTCATGACCATGTCAAAACATCTGGATCGTAAGATATATGTGCTACCCAAAGATACGATCAAAACCATGTATCAAATCAAGAAGAAACTGAATATCAAAGAGTTGAACCACTTGAAATACATGGACTTATTTGATAAACCAAAGGTAAAACAAGAAGGATATATTTTGAATGACGTATACAAATGTTTGAACAAGATCACTGAAAAGACCTATGATAAGTTAAGTGAAGATACGCTGGCGATTTTGGATGTGATCGTAGAAGAAGATTCCGAGGCCAATGCGAAGATTTGTCAAAAGTTTTTTGATATCATTAGTAATAGTTCACTGTGTTGTGGCTTGTATGCGAAACTATATCATAAAATTTGCGAAAAACACGAGGTGTTCAAAACGATCTTTCGCGAGCACATTCACCATTACTTGGAAGAATTCAAAGAAATCAAATATGTTTCCCCGGGGGAAGATTACGACGCCTATTGTGAGTATGTGAAACAAATAGACAAAATGAAACACTTTACCTTGTTTTTATTAGAAACCTTGAAATATTGTATTTGTGATTTAGATGATATCATTGATATTTTACTTTACTTCCAAGAAAGGTGTATTCAAACCATAGAAGATGAATCCTATATACTAGAAAACGAACAAGTGATAGACACCATGTATTTAATCATCAAAGAGACCATTGATTTTATGGTATTTCATGATAAATGGGAAACCATTAAAAGGAATCATACATATTTATATGACTTGAAATCAAAAGGGAAGAACAACAAAATGAAGTTCAAAATGATGGACATTCAAGATTGTATTTCTAAAAACGACGATTAATATGATTGGATAAATGATATAATATTATCTAATGTATAATATAAATAATATGGAGAACACAGAAGACTTCAAATCTGCATTGTTTCCAAATGAAATGAAATACAATGATCTATTTGAAGATGACGAAATTCCGCCCCAAGATCTTGGAGCCACGTCGCCTCTCTATGAAATAAACATATTTGGAAAGCCATATGTCATTGCCATTGGTACCGCGAATGAAGTGACTATGGAAAACAGTGTTTCGTTTTATTACTTTATTGTCTACATTACTCATAACAAGAAAATCGTGTCAAAAGTTGGGATCTATGAAGTATCGAACGACAACATAGAAGAAGGAGAAGAAGTGAGTCCCTTGCAAATGCAATTTCAAAATTACGACCTTTTGATTCACCCGAAGTACTACATGGAACCTCATGTGCTTGAACCGTTTTCTCAAAAACAAGAGGAGCTACAAGCATATGAAGAACAACATCCCGAAGATGCAGAAGAAGAAGATGCCGAAGGCGCAGAAGAAGATGAAAAGGAGGAAGGTGAAGTTGAAGAGGAAAAGGAGGAAGGGGAAATTGAAGAGGAAAAGGAGGAAGGGGAAGTTGAAGAGGAAGTAGACGAAGATGATACGATTTCCACAGAAAGGACCAAAAAGACGATCCAAAAAGAGTTATACAACCACTACCATGACCTTGATGATGTAGATGATGACAAGGCCCGCAAACTCACGTTGCAACTCATGTTGATGAACATATACTTGAAAAAGCTCGCACCCCCTTCTGTTCAAAAGCCCATGAAAAAAGAAATCAAGAAAATAAAGGAACTCTTTTTCCCGGGCAAAAATGGTCCATTTATACAAAAAGAAGACCTGAAAGAAGTGGAGCTATTTGATCTTTCTCCTACCTTTTTGTTGTTCTTTGAACTGTATTCAAAAGGAATCAAGTGCCTCATCATTGAAGGAAAGGATACCACGGATATAAAACAATTCAGTATGCTGGGTAGTTTGACCGAAGAAGACCAGGCACTGATCCGTAAAAACAAGGAAGACCGCAAGACCTTTTCACCAAATCAAAGCCATATACAAGTTTTAGAAAACTATGATCCCACCACCTTTTTCTATTTCACCAAAACACCCGATTCTAAATTAGAATTCGTCACCAAAAAGCAGATTGATGAGTTGGATACCAACGAAAAAGAGGCCCTACGAAGTGCGTATGAAAAACAAGATCACGAATATCTTTCGCCCAGCCAATGTGGGAAGATAAAGGCCCTTCTATAAATGTATGAATCTTGTATAAATCTTGTATGAATCTTGTATAAATCTTGTATAAATATTATATAAAAAAACAATATATAGTATCTATAGTAGAACGCACATGAAAACCAAGAAGAATATGTCCAAGGATAAACTCATTTCTAATGAATTGAATGATGAAATTATAGACATATTAAAAACCCATTTACCTAAAATGGATGTTACCTTTGACGATAAGCATTTATCTAAACAAATTTACGACAAATTGGTGAAATCCCTGAAAGAAAGTGAAAAAATCGTACATGACTACACATTGGAAGATATGAAACCAGCATCAAACACGCATTTGAAACCATCACAGTTTATGCCAAGTCACGTTGTCAAACATATTCACAAGACCCTTCATTATCAATATTGTTTCACGTTTTCCCATAAAAAAATCCAATTCCGTGTGTTTATTTATTTTGATGGTAAAATCCAGTTCCAAAAATACATTCAATACATCAAATGGATTATTTGTCTTTGTTTGCATAATGTGAAAAACGAAACCGAAGATTTTATGAACATACATTTGTACATGACCTCTTTGAAGAAGTCGGTTCCATCTAATTTTCCAAATAGCATCCAACCTATACATATCAATAGCGGGTATACAGCTTATCCAAACAATGGAATGCATATTTGTATTTTTCGCAAAGAAGAATGGATGAAGGTGCTGATACATGAATGCTTTCATGCGTTTAACATGGATTTCCACGAAGAGCGAATCAACTTTCCCAACTTGTTTGAAAACACATTTCATATCAAATCACAATATCTTGTCTTTGAATCCTTTGTGGAATTTTGGGCACGTATATTGAATTGCGCCTTTTTCTCCTATGGACTCAAGCCAAACATGACCAGTCAAGAGTTTCACGAAGTCTTTTCCCTAAATCTGAATATTGAACGCATCCATTCCTTGTTGCAAGCATCTAAAATGATGAACCTTTTTCAATTGAACTATAATGATTTCATAAGTGACAAAAAGGGACCCCTTGTGAAGAAAATATATAGAGAAGAAACCAATGCGTTTTGCTATTATGTGATTACTGCCATCATGATGAACTTTTTTGATAAAACATTGCAATGGTTTGACTTGAACGCAAACGACTTGTTTTATTTTGATAAAAACGAGCGTCAAGTCATCGTCTTTTGTCATTACATCAAACAAATGGCTAAAAACGAGAAACTCATTTCTATATTGGATGATCTCAACATACACAAGGTGCAAAAAGAAAACTATATGAAAATGTGTATTTTTGAAATACAATTTAAATGAATTTCATTTGGTTCTATAAACATGTTAATACTCCCACCTAAACGATATCCACTGTATAGTCGCCCTTTGTATGCAAATGACCGCACCCATGAATATGAAAATAAGGTGTCCAATACAACATCCAATACCAATGATATCTATAGTGCGGGTGTTTATCCATCCTTATTAGAGACATGTACCAATCCCATCCATGTATTTATTTTTCTTACATTGTTTAGTATTTGGCTAGGCGGGTACACAAAGCGACAAATATATGATTTTTTACATAAAAATTGAAAAAGAATAACTTAAAGAGGTGTTTTCTTATAGTATCATACCATGGCATTGTTTCGAAACACCCAACCCATTACACCGATGTACACCCTCTATATGTCAATCCCCGAAGAAGAGGTTTCCCTTGTAGAGTATTACAACCACGCCATTGGCACCCATAACAACGAACTCCTTCATAATCCCATGCCTGACAGTGGATTTGATTTGGTTGTACCCAAAGAACAAGACATGGTGGTTCACAAGGTGAACAAAATCAACTTTCAAGTAAAATGCGAAATGCGTCACAATGAAACGCAACGAGCATGCCCCTTTTACATGTATCCTCGTTCAAGTATTTCAAAAAGTCATTTTCGGCTGGCTAACAACACGGGTATCATTGACAGCGGATATCGCGGATATTTGATGGGGATGTTTGATGTAGTCTACACGCAACAAGGGGTCAAATGCGATAAACATTGTCGGTTGCTTCAAATATGCGCACCGAATTTGGAACCCTTCAAGGTGATTTTAGTCCACCAAGACAATGAACTATCTCAAAGCGCACGAGGATCAGGTGGATTTGGTTCCACAGGCGGCGAAAGTGCATATACATATACCCTTTAATTGCGACTTGAAGGGATTATTTATTTCTCAATATAGACTACTGAGTGAATGAAATGGTGGACCTGGTGCACATGTTTATTGTTTGGGACCCGAAAATTAAATGTATTAGATAAGACACATGTAAAAACCTATGCGGATTCGTGGATTGACATTTGGAAAGCACAGCCCACGCCCTTATCGGACACCCGTATCAATGAGGCATGGAAATCAGTGATTTGGTGTGCCCAACATAAACACCAAGATTATTACCATTGTTTAACCTATAAACACAACAACTTTTTTATTCTTGTCATAGAAAATGCGTTCAACGAAACGTTAAAGGTAGCCGGTATATTAGAGAGCCCTGAAAATGTGTATAGTGCGGATCAAACCCACCAATTGCATCGCGAATTGACGCATTTAGCGAACCAAACAAATTATACATTGGATTATTCATTGTTGCGAAACTGGTCTCATGGATTTTATTTCTACGAGTACCAAATAGAAAAAAATTGAATACGTTTTAAAGATATAATTGTTCTTTAAAACATATTAACACACTGCTACAAAATGACCCTAGAATTGTATCTTGGACCCATGTATGCGGGAAAGACCACGAAAATGATTCGGATGTTTCGGGCCAATCCCAACGCCCATAAAGTTTCTATAGATTTCAACACGGAAACAACCCACGAAAGTGAGGGTCGCGTGGTCGTGGAACGGATGAACACACATGATAATGTCATTTTAGATAACGTCTATACCACCAAACGTCTCATGAAATTGTGGTGCGAAGAATCATACAATGATCAGTGTCATGAGTTCTATCGGAAAATGGCGCAAGCTCAATATATATACATCAATGAATGTCAATTCTTCCCCGATTTGCGTCAATTTGTCTTGGGATGCCTAAAGAAGGACATCCATGTTTGTTTGTATGGGCTAGACGCCGACTATAAACAAGAACTCTTTGGTCAAACCACCTTGCTCATTCCCTATTGTCACTATATTGAAAAACTTACCGGAAAATGTCACACATGCCGAACTGCGGAATCTATCATCAGTTATCGCACAACAAGTGAAACGCAAGTGTATTTGCCGAATAGCAACTGTTATATTCCTTTGTGTTTGAAATGCCATAAAGAAATTCGTTGAATATCTGTCCAAAAGGTGTCTTCCTATATTAATCGCATTCATGTTTGAAAATATAGAAATCCGGTTGAAACAAGTAGAGCCGTGTTCTATTTTTTTATATTATAGCTGTCACTTTTTCCTCATGCCCGTGTTTTTGTCTATTTATATGGATCGATATGATGTGCTGTGGATAAGTACATCGGCGTTAATCACATCCTTGTTGCGGTGGGGAAATCCAACCAATATATGGTATCAATATATAGATCACAACTGGGTGAAATTGATTTTTGTCTATTTAGTGGTATCATGGGTTGATATATGGGTGGAACAAAAAAATGATGGTATTTTTGTGATCTATATGTTGGGATTATTGTTATCTATTGTTTATTATTTCGCCATAGAGTATGTTTTTTTCATCTTTCTCAATCCATATTTAGGAGTGGTGTTGCACATGTTTGTCCATTTTTTCAGTGTCATCGGTATGACATTTCTCCTTCATTTTGATTACGATTTCAACACAAGATTATACCTTTTGGGGCAACAGGCGAAGCAAATCATTTTCGGGAAGGAGGGGTAGGCGGATCTTCTCATAGTTTTCCGAGTCGTTTTCGGGGTGGATCACTACCAAATGGAGGTCTTTCACCTTGACATCGTACTTTGTCTCCAAAATGTACTTGTAGATATTCAGTTGCAAGGTGTAATGCCAGTAATTCGTGTCTTGGATGTGCTGTAGTCCATCTACCAGACATTTCTTATTGAAGTTGTTGGACTTTTCAATGTTCTTACACCGTTTCCAATCATAGATACTGATGCTACCGTCTTCGTTGAGAAAGGTCATGTCAATGGATCCGGCGATCTTGTGGTCTTCGTGATAGACATTCCATTCCGTGCGATAGGGCACCATGTCTCTGTGATCACCGAGAAAGTTCTGGAAATAGGCGTATTCAATCGTGTCCTTGAAAGATGCGATCTTGTCTTGATGAATTCCGTTGTAATGAAACTCAAACATTTCGTGCATGGCCGTCCCCATTTTGGCGGCTTCTTGGCCGTTCTTGTTCCACATTTTCTTGATTTCAGGTTTCGTCATGCCAAAGTATTTGGAATCGGGCCATTTGGGTGAATTCATCATACCATCAATAATTTTATCCGCATTGAATTTTTCAAATGCTTTATGAATGAGCGTGGTGACGGAAGTATACCCCCTTTCTCGCTTGATGTAATAGATATGCCCACATTCTTGGAAAACAATATGCTTGTCTCGTTCATGCGCATGTTTGTCTTTCAAAAGAACAGGAGTGAGTGAAGTGATTTGAGATGCCATTAGAGAGGTTCTTGAGATGTATTTATATCCATGTTGAATATAGATAAATCAATTTTTTTCAGTTATTTCATTTCACACTTGTGCTTCTACTTCGTTTAAAAGAGTTTCGCCTTCTTTCGCAAGATACTGATCAATAATTTGTTCGGTCACTTGCACCGTATCCGAGACCAGGTTATCGGAGATCTCTTGTTTCGTGGGACTACGCATCATTTCCTTTTTGAAGTTTTCCACAAATTGGCGAATGAGTTTGTATTTCAAGGACAGGGCTTCTTCTTCGCTGGCTCCTTCAATGTTCATCACCACGTCATTTACCAGTTTCTTGAAATTCGTTTGCATGGTTTGGGTTTCGTCTTCTTTGTACAAGGCCAGTTCCACGGACTCCAGGGCATCGCAAATTTCCGGTTTCTTGAGTTGTTCAAATAACTTTTTCTTTTCAGGCTCAAGGCGACTGTGATTAAAGGTCTGATTAAACAACACAATTACCGATTTTTCAATCGTCGGACTCGTTTCCATGAGACGATCAAATTCTTCCGTGCATGCTTTCAAAAAGTCATACACGGTTTGGCGTTCATTGGGTGGTTTACTCAGCTCCACGCGAATCTTGCGGTAGAATTTGTCCCACGAAATGGAACTCACGCGATGGGCTTCATTGAGTTCGGATATTTTAAGAAATTGTTGGATTGTTGTGATGATGCCCGCCACAATGTTGACAAATCCAATGCCCATGGAGTAATAGGGGCGATATTCTACGGGTACTCGTTCTTGAGCGAAATTCGCTGTGCCTGTCAATGTACTCATAATGATGACCGGGATGGTAAAATAGGTATTTACTCTATTGAATATATTATGACTCTTTGCGTGGAGCCAGCGATAACACATGGCTTTGTCCCCCCAGTCCACTAAAATCTTCTCGTGATCTTTCGTCCATATGATGGGCTTTGAATTTTTCACCATCAAGGCGCTCGCAGAATTATTATCATCCATTATAGTATATGGATAAAATAAAAAGTAAATTCGATGAACTAAAAGAAACGCGTTTAGAAATCAAGCAAGGTATTAACAAAATCAACGAAATCAAAGACTCGGTGAAGAAAAACTACATGCAATACATTGAAAAGGAAAAACAGAACTATTTTGGATTGGATTCGTTTCATTTTCAAAACAAGGCCATTGAACTAGAGCACACAAACATGTTACACTTGTATCACTTTATTGACAATCGTATTTATGGGGACTATTACAAGCTGTTTCACATGATTGAAAAGAGTCTAAGGAGCCAATTGAATGAAGCCCAATTACACAAAATCAAGGAATTGTATCACCTGAAACAATATCCCGTGTATAAGGATTTAGAACCCTTTAAAATTTATGATTTTGACTTGATCAATCAAATACACCAAGACATTATCCTTGTTTTAGAAAATGTCAAAGAGTTATTTCAAGAAAATAGAATCAATATAG